GTGGTAAAAGAAAATACTACATGTCTTAAAGATGTAATATATCCTGATAATAAAAATATTATATTTGTTGAAAATTATTTAGAGGCAGCTGGTGTTGTTCAATGTCTTAATGCTGGTGTAGATTATAGACTTATTACCCTATAGTAAAATATAAATAAATATATAAAAATAAAGGACCAGTAATAAGGTCCTTTATTTATATTAGAGGGAGTTACTTATTCCAGACTAGCAGACAGTTTATATATTCCCTATATATTTACTAGTTATTAATAGTAATTATATTTCTGTTGCTGATATTGAGATATTTGACACAGAGGCGGTACCTCCAGTAACTGCCATCAAAGAACAATCTATCCAATAAGCAGTAGCAATAGTTAATCCAGTAGCACTATATGTAATAGTAAATGGGGTTTTTTGAGCAGCCACTGATGAAATTATTGGCCCTATTGACAAACCAAGTAGTGTTCCTGTAACTGCTGCTCCATTTATGGGTGCTGTTCCTGTACCGTATCTCAAATCTACTGTTGCTCCATCTCCTGCTGTAGTATTTGATAACATACCACAAATAGTTACCTCTACTCTTGTTGAATTTACTGGAGTAATAGTTCCTCCAATTGCCATCATAACAGCAGTAGTTAAGGTAGTTCCAGTAGGGGCAGCAGATGTATGGGAAGTAACAGCACTGGAGGTTGCTAAAATAGTATGACCACTTATTTGAACAGCACCACCACCCTGAGTAACTATATTTAAACCGATTGAACCGCTTTCTGAGTTGTTAGCAGTTCCTATTTGTACAGCTCCTCCATTAGAGCCTTGTACAGCAAACCAATTAGTAGCACTTGATACTGGAGAAACAACCATCTGAGTTCCTCCAGATGACATAACTAGAAAGGAACCATCTGAACGTAATCTGGTGTTTACTGAAGTTCCAATATTATTTCCCATATCAAAACTTCCAGTGCTGTTATATCCACCACTCAAATACATAGTAGTATCTGTAGAGGAGGCCCCATTACCATTATATCCAGTAAAATACTGTAGACCTATATGATGACAAAACATTCCTATCTCACAATTAGGGCCTAGTCCTGGTTGATTTATAGCATGTGTAACTCCATTTGAGTCTTTTAATAAATCCAGGGTATTTATGGTTATATTTCCTGATATATAGGAAGAAACACAAACATTGGTAGCACTAGGAACAACCAATGCAGCACCGGCCGCAGCATATTCAATTTGTGTCCCTGATCCAGAAATTCCACCACCTGACCCTGTAATAGTTATACCATTTAATCCTATTTGTAACCAACCTCCATTCCAAATAAGCGAGGAACTATTTAATAATATACTATAAGTTCCATATGTATTACTTATTAAATTACAATTTGATAAATACACAGCACTAGTCCATACTGATCCAGTTCCAGCATTTACGGTAATTATAGAAGTATATGCTTGGGTATAATGGCCAGAAAAATTACAATTAGCAAAGTTAATATACTCTACTTGGTAATTAGTAGAGCCACCTATCAGTAATCCAGCACTGGTAAAGTTCTCGCAAGAAAAATTAGATATATTAATACCATTACAGCCACCTCCCAAAAATAATCCAAGTGTTCCTTGTCCATTAGGGCCGCTCCCATTAAGACACACATTATTTAAGGATACACCATAAACAAATCCAGTATCGTTTCCTACCTGTATTACTGGACTAGATAAAGTCCAAGCCGTAAGATAGGCTTTTGGAGTATACCAGTCCTGAGGTTGCCCACATTCTAGTAATACTCCATTTTGAGTTATTAATATATTACAAGCATAATAACCACATGGAACAATTACCTTACCTATACCATGTGCTACAGCATAAGCAATGGCATTATTAAAAGCACTTGATTGATCAAAGGTAAGATTATTTGGAATAGCACCAAAAGATATAACATTTACACCACTAGTATCCAGAATAGACTGAAGACTGGATGAAGTAGATCCTCCAGTAGCAGTATAAGATATAGCTGAAGGAACAGCACCTGGGGCAGTATTCCAGCTACCGTCTCCTCTTAAATAAGTACTACTACTAGCTGTTCCTGTTACATTCAATGAAGTTACTGGTATAGTATTAGAGGTAATACTAGCCCCAGATGTTATAATAGAAGAGCAAGTAATAGAACCTGTAAAAGTAGGGGAAGAATTTAAAACTGCATAGGAAGACAGAGCAGAAGAGGTTATATAACCAGCAGTATTAGAAGTATTATATGGAGTAAATCCTAATGCGTTAGTTATTTGGTTTGAAGTAAGACCGGTTAATCCCAAAGCAGAACCGTTGAATTGATTAGCTGCTAAATTACCACTAGAGTCTCTAAGAGCAACACTAGAAGGAATGGGAGATACACTACCACTATTACCTAAAGCAGCTTGTCCTACTGCTGTGTCTATTGCTAATAGATTGGCTATACTTGATGGTGATGCGCTTTGATCTAATTCTAAATTAAGAAGTGGAGTTCTTAATGGAAGAGTTGATACACTAGTAGTTATAATTCCTGGTGTAGTTATGCGTTGTTCTGACATTAGAATGTCTCCAGTTATTAATTTATATTAAGTATACAGTTAATTACATTCTATATTTATACAATAAAACAGCCTCATCCTTTATTTATATTATAGGGCTTAACACTACTCATACTTCTGAAGTTGCTCATTCCAGGTCAAGAATAACAGACCATTTTCTTTCCTTTTATTATTAATCCAAATTAATGATTGCTTTTTAGTATGATTATATCCTAGAGCTTTATGTAATTGCTTATGCCATTCAATTATTAAAGGCAAGCCATTTGAATAATCTAATAAGTCATTTTCTAAGGCCAGTAAAGTTTCTTCTGATAGGCCCATATAATCTTCTGTTGTTTTTATTTTGAACTTCATAAGGATATTAGAAACCGTATTCAGATGATGGATTACCTCCTTAGAAGTGTCTTGAATGCCGTAAAGAAGTCTTAATTTTTTAGTCCATTTCTCACTTATGTATTCTCTTATTATTCTACTTAATTTTACTACTTCACCAGAGTTACCTGTCCCGCCGGCTGCCTTTGATTTTAATTCATTTGCCTTACAGCCGCAAGATTTTACTTCCATTCTTATTAAACTAGATGCCTTTCTTTCTATCAATTTATTACACCCATGACACAAACATAAAATTTTTCCTGATTGAAGTAGTTTTAGTGGTTCTATATATTCAACTTGGCCTATGCTTTTAACTTTTTCAAAATTTATTTTTTGTTTTTCTATTAACAAACATCCACAACTAGTAACAAGACCATCAATTAATGACCTAGAAGAAGCTATATGATAATTACCACAATCACATAAGCAATTCCAATAAGCTAAATTACTTTTATTTTTTTCTTTTCTAGGAACTGTATTTAAAGCAGTCAATCTACCAAATTTTTTATTTACTAAATCACTAGATGCTAACTTAATTTTTAAACATCCACAACTTTTAGTATCCCCTTTAACTAGGTCCTGTGAAGAAACTAGAGTAAAATTACCACAAGAACACTGTGCCTTATAATAAATGACCCTACTTTTATTTTTTAGACATTTACCAACTAGGTCTAAAATTTTTAGCTGCCCGAAAACCTTACCAATAATGTTGTTTTTTGGAGATACATTACTATCAAACTGATATTTATATAGATCTTCTAATTTCACATTAACCGCATTTTGAATTAGAGTAATTACAACTAGAACATACCTCAGTAAGACATCCAGACTCACGTTTATAGAGTAACTCAGAACCACATTCTGGGCATGGCTTATTTTTAGCTTTTTCTTTAGCTATAACTTCCTCATCTGAAATATAGTTTTTAAGAACTCTAGCAAACACAGTTGGGGCATCATATAATGAAGACCCACTCTTAGCTAGCTGTTCTACGATTTCAGAAACTGCTATTCCATTTCGTAGTGACATACTAATCATTCTTGCTATAGTTATAACATCACCTGCTGGAAATAGATTTCCTAAGTTATTAACCTTTAAAATATCTTCTGGGTCGTCTGAAAGTTGGATTTGAAGAGTGTAATGACCACGCGATTTTTTAGTTAAAGTAGCAGATTTATATTTAGTTGGAAGACTTAGACCGGATTCTTCCCCGCCAAAAATCTCACAGGGGATATTATCTGCTTTTCCTACTAAAATCATATAAGATTTTTCCTTATAACGAGTCTTAAATATATCAACATCAGTAGTTTTTGGTCTTTCTATACTTTTATTTGGCTTATTTTTAGGCTCTTCTTTTATAACATTCAAAACTCCAGAACGACATTCATCAACATAAACGGTAAGTCCCTTGCATCCAGCTTTAAAGGCACTCATATATAGCTTGCCAACAGTCTCTTGTGTAGTTCCTTTGGGTAGGTTTATTGTTGAACTAATGGCATGGTCAATATATAGTTGAATAGTTGCCTGAAGTTTTATTCTCATATCACCATTAATATTACCTGCTTTAACAAATACAGAAGGGTCACCACCTGCATTTATACAATCCTCAATAGCTTGATGCTTTACTTTGAATTGAACAAAGTCATTAGTTCCTGGCTTTTTAACATTTCTAGTATACTCTTCAGTTTCAAATACTGGCTCTAATCCAGAAGAAGTATTACGCATCAATATTGACATTGAACCATTTGGAGCACTGGTTAAACAAGCTATATTTCTTCGTGGCTTATTTTGAAGTTCTTTTGGTAGTCTTGACAGAAATACATGGCCATTTTCTTTAGTAGCATCATAAGCAGGAAAAGCACCCTTCTCAATAGCTAACTGTTCAGAAGAAGCATATACAGAGTCTCTTAATAGCTCATAAATACGTCTAGAAGTCTCAATAGCTTCTTCAGAGTCGTACCGTAGCCCAAGCATTGCTAACGTGTCTGCGAGCCCTGTACAGCCCATTCCAATACGTCTTCCTAATATAGCTGAATTGCGTAATCCTTCTAATGGAAGTAGCATTATATCTATATTTTTAATATTGTCCTGAGCTCTTGTAGATAACTTAACAACACGTTCAAATTCTGTATAATGAAATGTAGCATTGTCTTTATATGGACTAATAACAAATGCTGTAAGGTTATGTGTACCTAAGCAACAAGAATCATCTCTACTAGCAGGAACCTCAGCACAAGGATTAAAACCTACAGTCTCAAAGGAATACGATACATTCTTAGTAGTATTTGTTATTGGATCAATAATAATATAATCAGTAATCTCTGAATAACAGTCAGCGGGAGATTCTTTCTTTACTAACTCAAAATTTATTATTCCAGGTTCTGCTGAATTAGTAGCTCCTTCTATAAGTTTGCTCCAAATATCCTTAGCTTTTACAGTTTTTGAAATTCTAGGGTATTGGTTATTCTCAAACTCATACCAAAGTTCATAATCTAAGTCATTTTCTACTGCGTTAATAAAAGTGTTATCTACTAATACTGACACATTAGCATGGGAAGTTGATTTTAGTCTATCAGCAATACTAGAATACTTCCAATTATTAATATCTATTCCAGATTCTGATAACTCATTAAAAAACCATTGCTTATCTAAATCCTGCTTCATCTGTATAAAGTTAAAAATGTCTGGGTGATGAACTTCAAGGCAGCACATTAAAGCACCACGCCTACCTGATTGTCCTATGGCAGCAGTAACATGTGAGAAGAAGTCGCAAAAACTATAAGCCCCGGTAGAACTTTTGGCAGCATTGTTAGTTTGAGAGCCACTTGGACGCAGATTAGATAAGTTTATACCACAACCACCTCTTGCTGCATATATCTTAGCCATATTCTTTGCTGTATCGAAGATAGAATCAAGGTTGTCAGATATTTTTTCTAAAATAAAACAATTACTGGCTGAAGCTTTTACATATGGATTACCTAAAGAATACAGTCCAGAACCCTGAGGAGTATATTTCCAATTAGTCAGAATATCTCTAAATTGAGTAAACCAAAAATCATAAGTTTTTGATATATCTGGATTAGTTTTTACTTCTTCCTCAGCGAGAACTTTAGCAATTCTATCCCACATATCTTCTGGGGTTTGTTCAAGACAAATTCCACTATTATCATGTAAGGCATACTTCTGTATAAATATAGCAGAGGCTAAATCAGCAGTATTCGGCATTACTTTCTGATTCTCAATGTACCATTTATAACAATCTCCATAGGCTACGGCATCTGATAATTGTGCTGCTGTAGCGGTTTCTACCGCTACGTTCTTATTTAGAAGATACTGTAATGCTTCGTCATTTAGTGCTTCTGGCATGTGCTTCGACTCCTGTATATTTAATTGCGATACCCTAGCCACAGGAATAGCAATTTTATGTAATAATGAGTATCGGTCAAATCATACAAAAAATTACAAAAAAGAGACCCAAATTAACGGGTCTCTAAGATATAATCAAAATCGATAACTATTTATTATTTCTTTTTGTTGGGTGCTACTTTTGGTAATTTCTTGCCCTTACTAGACTTATTCCATTCTTCAACGTTAACACCTGAGTTCTCTAACTTACCTTTATTAATGTTAAAGAACTTTCGCTGCTTATCTGATTTAAATGGCACTACAGCACCCACAAATAAAGACTACTTACAATCCTTACCCTTCTTGTCTTTCTTATCCATCTTCTTATCGTCCTTACCATCCTTCTTAAGCCAGGGTGGAAGTTTCTTACCTGAGTCTTTCTTTTTATCTACCATCTTATTATCTCCTTTAAATTACATTACTAATTAACGCTTATCTTCCTTAATACCACCACTAGGCTTTACAGTACCCTTACGAGTATCACGTAAAATACCATTCTTCTGAGTCTTACCAGGAACCTTTACAGGACCTTTCTGCTCGCCTCCAACACCATGCTTTTCGCTACCATTCTTCATTTATAATATCCTTTCATTAACTTATTGATATAATTTAATTACTTACTTCAATACTACTCTCATAATTTGCTCTTGCCTTTTCGGACAAACAAACCATATATTAGCTCCCTTGTGATTCAGTTAACTTGTCAAAAATAGTTAATAATGGAGACTGTATTTCTTGCTTTTGTATCTTTGATAAATCACTAACACTTATTGAAATACTATACTTATTTAATATATCTAACAAAACACGTAATTCTTGTTGTGTAAACGTAATACTTTGTTCATCATTCATACAGTCTCCAAAATCTATTATCGACAAATATAAAATAATAATTATACTATTACAGTTAAAATTTTTGGAGCAAGGGCTGCTATTTTTAGTCTATCATTATGTGGAACAACTATACAGCCTTCTGATTCCTGTAAATAATTAGAACCATTTGGAGCTTCTTGTCCATGAATAAAAAAAGCAGACCTTCCAAAGGTATTTCCAGAAATTTGAGTTAATTGAGCACTATTTTCGCCTACTACTGGATGGTTTTCAAAGGAGCCTATATTATATTTTCCAGGTGGTAATGGGCCTATAAAATGAACCGAGCACATATTTGGATTATTTTTACCATGTATTCTATTTGGATTTTGAGGTATTCTACTATCATTACCAGCATAAGCACTACTAGTTAAGACAGTGGAATCCTCATCATTAGTTATAGTTCCAGTAGTTATTTTAAAAGTTATACTCATGGATTACCTCTTAGATTGCTGTTTTTACTTAAAGTAAGAAGTGTAGAGCAATTAAAGCAGCTTCTGCTAATGCTGAATCACGCCATAGCTTTTTTCTCTTAGTCTGGACATTAACATCCTTTTTTAATTGTGTGTTCTCTACATCAACATTAAAGATAGTCTGTGATTGATTGTTTATTAAAGCTTGATCAGCTGCCTTGTCTGTCTGTAAATCGTTTACAGTATCTACACACTGAGCATCATCTGCTTTAACTGCAGCTAATTCTTGTTGACAATCAGGTAATGTAGTAGGTGTTGGAGTATTTGGTAATTGAACTAAAGGAGCAGGTGCCACTACAGCATTACTAACAGTAGGTGTTGGTGTAATTACAGGCTTTTTACTCAATAAGGCTACTACTTTTGAATGTTCTAACTGATATAAATTATAGACAGAAGTAGCAGCAGCATCAGCAGTATCTTTGGCAGCAGTTAGTTTCACAGCTTCTATATTTAGACTTGCTATTTGAGCATTCTCTTTAGTAATAGTTTCATTGTGTAGCCTATCTTTAATATAAATAGTTCCAAATACAGCAAGACCAGCTAGAAGAATCCAAATAATATCCCTGTGATATTTTTCTATAAATGTTAAATCAGTGCCTAGACTCATGTTATGCTTCTTTCTTATCTTCTTTTTTAGGTGAATAGAAAACGGATAGTAATAAGGTCTTAATTAGATTTTCATCATTAGGTGAAAATGCGGTTAAACCTAGTTTATTTACAACCTGATACACGTTTTGGGCTTTTGTTTTAGCTACTCCAAAATCGGGATAGATTAAATACTCAGAATTCTTAGATATATATCCGTAAGCTAAAATCTCGGCTAATTTATTTTGTAGCACAGGGTCATCACTGAATAGTTTGTTAAGTTCTATAGCTGTCTTTAATCTGGCACAAAGAGTCTTAAAACCCTCCACATTAGGTGAAGAAGCCATATAAATATGTTCACTACACTTCTTATGTACTAAAATTATCTGACTTTGTATCTTTTTAGAGTCATTCAATGATTCAATAGAAATACCTATAGAATCTTTAGCTGGAACTGAGTATGGGGAGACTACACCACCTATAACTCCATTAACAGCATCTTTTGCTGTTAAACTACTAAAAGTCTCAAATAATTTATTATACAAAGTTGTCATTTTATGCCGTTAAGTTATTTACTATAGAAAGCTGTGTTTGTAAATAATTAATCAAACTAGTTTTTGCTTCTGTAAAGGTAAGCACTTGATTTTGAGGTATTGCTTGAATTATAAAATTTTTATCTAATCTTAACAAATCATACATAACAGTAGATTGGCTGTCTATAGTTTTTAAATACACATTAGTAATCTTTACAGCATATAAATTAGCAGTAGCAAAAATAACAAAATAAGCTATGTCATTTACCGAAAAATTTGCTGTAAGTTGTTGTGTAGTCATTATTGTAAGGCCTGTAAATTAGCTGTTTTTTGTGCTAAAATAACCGTCAGAATACCTGTAATTTCATCTAAATAAAATAGCTCATGCTCATTAAATAAAGTAGGTCCAGGCCTTGGATTTCCTACTCCAGAGGCATTTAGAGCATAGGAAATCTTATACGAAACTTCAGGGCAACCAACATTACTTAAAGAATCATGAATATAAATATCAGTAATATTAACAGATACTGGATTATCATGATAAATTCTATAAGCTGTATCGCCCACATTAAATTTAGTAGTATAGGAAGACATTAATAAGCAGCCTCAAGTGGATTAGTATATGGAGACTCATCTGCATGACCAAATGGATCAGTATATCCTTCTTGACCACCAGCAGAAGGGGCCTCTAAAGGAGCTGATAAGGCCTCTGCAGGCTGTTCTGTGGGAACTGGTTCAGCAGTGGGCTCAATGGGTGCTTGGGCAACTGATGGCTCAATTGGAGGCTCTGTAGCCTGTCCACCAGCCAATGTTGCTATACTATCAGCACAGCCAGCTAATATCTTTAAAAACTCATCAATATGAGGAACTGCGTTATCTACAGTCATATCTTTATCAAAGAGTTTTTCAAAAGAACCTACATAACTCTTTAGTGGAATGGTTATAGCACGTATAAGTTCTGGATTAATTACATCTTTCTGAACAGTATTAGAAGCAGAACCTGACGGAGAAGGCATTTGAGGGGCAGTTAGTCCAGGCTTAGCAGGGGCAGCATCAGAAGCACCTGTAGCAGCAGGAAAATCAGCATCCGACATTGGGGCACCACTTACTTCCTGGGCACTTGTAGGTTCTTTGGGAAGATTTACATCATCAATAGCTTCTTGAAGAAAGTCTCTTATTTTTAAATTCATACTATACCTCATCAAAGTTAATTAATCTTTTTCTTTTTATTCCCATTAATGTCCCAAATACTTTCCCTAGTTCTAAAAATACAATTAGGATGCCTACATAAAAAACAACTTCTAGTATTAGGAAGAAGTATACCAGACTTTAAAGTTTGTTTAATCTTTGTTATGTCTTTTGCCCTATCTATATCAATATTAAAAGCCAATTCCTTAAATGGATGTAATAGACCTCTAGTATAAATTAAGGTGCCATCAATTGTTTCTAACTTAGGATATTCATTTTTTAGAAGCTTAGCATATAAGCTAATTTGTTTATTATATTTAGTATTGTTTTTTTCTAAATATTTCTCATCTAATTTAGATGATTTATAATCTAAAATATGAGCTATATTTTCATTAATTATAATTAAATCAGCAGTTCCATAAAAGTCATAATTCGACAAATTACCCTTCATTAAATGTTCTACTAATACAATAGATGAAGGATTTATTAACTGATAAAAAATAGAAGTATCATCCAAGAATAAACTTTCTATAAATGGAGTATGTTCTGCTAACTCATTCTTGATGTCTAAATATTTATTAGAAGAAAAATAGTTAGAGGCTATATTTTTAAGATTTTTAGTTTTACTTTTATTGTATCTGGTAAAAATAGTCTCAAAAATAAGATGTAATTTAGAACCTTGTTTTGTAGCCTCATTACCTAAACATTCCTCTACCAATTCATTTGTAATATATCTATCTGTAAAATATTTAGGACAGAAACTAAAATCTTCTAACTTAGAATTATTCCATTCCTCTATTTTATCTGAAACATATGTGCTATTTTTAGCTAAAATATAAGTGAAGAAAGGCTCCAAAATAACTGAAAGTTTATCTAAATATAAAGAACCCGAGGATGCTACAAGAGGAGAGTGACAATATCTTTTATAGGCTAAAAAATAAGAAGTTAATTTTCCTTCCTTTTTATATTTATTAAAGGCATCCTCATAAGAAACAGAATCCGTGACAGCAATTTCTCTTATATTTTTTTCAGTTAGAAGAATGTCATCCTTAACTTGTTCTAATAATAAAGAAGAAGTAGTAAAATTATCTATAAATTTACTACAATACTCAACTACTGAATCGTTTAGAAAATATCCTAAACTAAGTTTGTGTCCAGGTGAGGTATATTTTTGAATATAGGAGTAAGCACAACTTAAATATTTACCTAATGAGATATTACACTGCTTACAGTTGTTTATCAGAATAGAAAAAGCATCCAAATCAGAAGATGAGGCAAAGGATGGTGTCTTGGACACTAGGCTACAGAATAGCAGAGCATCATACAGTAAAGTTTTCTCTTTTAGAGGAAAATATTTCTTTATAGAAAATTTTAAACTGGGCTGTATATAATTTATAGTAGTTTCGTCCAACAACGAAGCCTCCGAGGTAATACTAGTATCGACAAATTCAGGATTAACTGATAGAAGAATCTTCGGGAGGTGGCTCTAATGAGGCCTCCTCCGACTCCATCGAGGCCATTTCAGACTCTGCTTTAGCTTCCTCATCCTTTACTGTTGGGTCATTTTCATTTCTAACTACTACGAAATTTTGATTTTTTTCTTCCAGGGCCTTTTGTCCTATATTAGAAGCCTCAACATAAAAACTAGCACTTAAGATAAACATCATTTCTGCTAGTGTCATTTCTTGCTGTGAGAATGTAGCTGGTTGGTTTTCCATTACTTACCTTCCCTTAATTTTTCTTGCTCTGAAATCCAATTTTCTCGTAAAGTTAATATATTAGATTTTTCTAGTAATTCCCTATTAAACTGTAAATCACCCTTAATTTCATTAAGTGGATTAAATAAACCTAAATCCTGACTATATACTGAGGAATCCGATTCATGACGTATAATAAATTTATCACAAGTCCAGTATCCATTTATAATATTTGTAGTTAAGGCTATAAAATCATTCTTTAAATCCTCTACCTGTGAAGTAGTGGTATTAAAGTTATACATTATTTGTAAAAATCTATCTCTAATATCGTCTAATAGCTCCATATCCTCAGTAGCCATTAGATTAACCTCAGGATTTACTGGGGTATATACACTATCTATAGTCGTAGTTCTTACTTTGTCATATAAATTACTAAAATATAATGGTCTAGTACTTGATTTAAATCCTTTTAAAGTAGTATAGTCAGAATTATACTGAAAAAATATTCTTGGTATTAAAGCAAATACTACAAAATTAGTTTTAAAACTACCATCAGATTGATAAATAGAGGCTAAAAATTGTTGAAACTGAACAGCAGTAGAGTTTTCAGAGCCTCCTGAGTATATATTTTGAGCAGTCTCTCCTCTTGTGTCTAGGGAGGCTAATACAGAAAGATAAGAAGAAGCATCTATATTACCAAAATCCTGTTGGGCTTTTTGTAAAATAAAATTATGTTGGTCCAAAGGAATTCCTAAGCCATGCCAATTACTAGTTGTAGAATATCTTTCTGTGGATTTAGATTTACAACTAATACCACTAACATTTTTAGTCATTAACAAATATGCTTGTTTATCCTTATTATAACTTAAAGAAGCTTTAGTAAAGGTAAGTCTAATAAATGGATTTGGAATTGTTCTCTCTACATTACTAAAAGACCTAAAAAATTCATTTTCTCCTAATGATATAAGAGTGGATATTCTATTTTCTGAATCTTCCGAACAAAAAATAGGAGTAAAATCAAAATTACTTACACCACAAACTGATGCTAACTTAGCATTAAGATTGGCAAAATTTCCTATGATTACGTTAGTTAATGAATTATAAACTGTGTTTTTAGAACGAGATTTACTCATTACTTGTAATAGATTAGAGATATTTTTTAGATAAGGATTAGTGTTATGAATACATTTTGTTAAATTATTTTTTATATTTTCACTTAATGCTGGTTCTATATTACTATTAGATAGTATAGGATTTCCAAGCAATCCATTACCTGCTTGATGACCAGTTCCATAATCCTTAGTTGATGGAAAATTTAAAGTGTCCACTAATCCAAACATAAGAGAATCAAGAAAAACTAAAGGAAGTTGATTATTAGATATATTATTTAAAAAGTCCTTTTCAGATGGACTATTAAAATAGGGAGTCAACTCTGAAATTACTTTTGCTTTTATTTCTTCTAATATAGAGGAAGAAAAAGAGACTACTCTTCTAGCCTCTTCTGTATTAACAGTTAAGTGTCCTTGTATAAACTCAAAATATCTAGGACCCTTACTAGAAGTTCCTACATATAAATTAGATTCTAAATCTGCTCTAACATAGGCTCTAGTTTCTTCATTAGAGTTTAAAAATAAATAGTCACCTGATCTATCTCCTGGAGTGGTAGATATGGAGGCCTCAAATAAATTACACGCATAATTAGTATAAAAACTTTCTGTTGTAGGTGCTACAGAGGAAACAGAAGCTTTTTTTAGAAAGGTATATAATCTAACTCTTTTTTGACGTAAAATATCAGTGTTATAAAAATATTGTGTCCAATTAACCTCTTTTATTTTATTACTATAATCTATTGCTTGTTGCTGTAATTGTGACTGTTGTTCTGGAGTAAGTTGTCCAAAATGTTTCATCATATCAGTATTAATAAGATGTGGAACAATATGTTGCTTGGAATAGTCATCTTTAGTGTTCTGTAAAAAATCACTTACAGTAGAACCAGTTGTTTTTTTTGGCTTCATTGGAACAGTATCTAATCCGAAGCCAGCTATCTTAGGAACAGCTAAAACTTCCTCCAATTCTCTTTTATCGAGTCTTGTTAAAATAGATTTATATAAATCCTCTTTATTAAGAGTCATATTATATCTGCTCAGAAGTTGGAGTATAGAAGTTAGTTATTAAGGCCTTTAGTTTAGCAAAATGAAATACTTGAATATAGGCCATGTTATTAGGACTTTTAGTATTTATTCTAAATTGAATTTTATCTTGTCGTTTCGCAAACTTATCAATCACCTTAAGAGCCTGTTGTAGTGAACTGTTTACTTTTTGTAAAATCCAATATTCTGGTTCCATAAAACTAAATGTAAATGGAGTATTATCTGCTTTTAACAGTCCTTGCTGAGAGGGATTTACGTGATGGTATACTCGTAAAACGGCTGCTAAAATATTTAATGTCCTAGAATCTTCCTGTAAAGCATTATTATTAGCATTAGTTTCTGTAGTTGGGTTAGGAAGTTGCTTCTCTCCTTCAACTGCTTCTAATATCTGCTTAGCTAACTGAAGTATATTCTCTTTAACAAAGGAGGGAAACTGAGTTTCATCAGTTATTATAGAAGATACTGGATTCCCAGTTATAGCATTTACACCAATCCCAGATTTAATAGCCTGAGTTATATCAGCATTAATTTTTTTGCCTTGCTCTGTAGATGAGATATTTGAAAGAGTTTTAAGAAGACTTATTGCTGCTTTCTTATTTCTTTCTTTCTCTTCTGGTGTAATATTATTGGATAGATAGGTATTGGGGTCAAGTAAGGTACAGTATCTGGTAATAAATGCAGAGTTTAATTTAGATGCTGTCCAAGGTCTACTTTTAATATAATAAGGAGACCCTAAAAATTCTTGCTCATTCCCTAAAGGCATATTATCTTCAGAGGGTTCAACATACGATGGAGTTGGTTGTATACTGCTCTTAGTCAAATCATCCTCTGCTTGATTATAAGAGGATGATTCTGAATATAATGAAATTTCTTCATCAGCCAACTCTAAGAATTCTGGATCATTTCCTTTTTCTAGTAAAATAGTATTAACTTTACTTAATATCTGAGATATAGTATATCCCATACCTAATAAACTAAATACGTGTTTGGACCCTTTATAGGCATTAAAATTTTGCTCTAACATATCATTACTATTTTTTGCTTTAAAGTGCTCAATTGAAAATAATTCTGGTAGTGTTATATTTGAAGTATCTGTTCCAGTGGAGGTATCTTTTTGTGTAATGGCCCCTTCTGGTTTTAATTTGGCCAATAAATTTAATAGAGTAGTTTGAGTGCCCACATTAAAAATATACTCCTTAGCTATTACCTTAAAAAAACCACTTAAAGTAGAGCAATTATAAAAAGAAGCATCAGATAATGTCTTTACTTCAGAAGCAATAGCTGGTAATCCAATTCCATTATAGAAATCTATATAAGAATTTGAAGCAACTGAGATAGCTCCAGTTAACTCACTTATATATTGCGAATAGGATTTTACCTGCACTACATTTGTACCGTATCTTTTATCTTTTCCTAAAGTAGTATGAGTTTCTCCACTTATGGTAGAGTTTAATTCTTTAACTATATTTTTAATAGGCTGTAAAGTAAACTTTAATATACCATTCTCATTTACAAATGGAGAGGGATTAGTTTCTGTAGGATTAGCCTCAGGATTTTCTACGTTACCTAATGGAGTTTCTGGAGTGGTTTCTTCAGGCTCCTTTTCTGTAATAACTGTATTTAAATACATTATTCCAGTCTTAGGTAACACAGTCTCTGCCTTAGAGAAAGAAGCAGTTCCTGAAGTTTCTGACTCTTCTCGCTGAGTCTTAACCTCTGCTACAATCTTATCAATCTGTTCATTTGTTATAAACTTATTAAATTTATCTAAAATTAAAGTTAAAATAGGATTTGATATTCTATTATCTTCTTTGTTTATAAGTTGAGTTCCTATAAAACCAGATTCTTTTGTAAACTTATCAAGTAGGGAAGTTGCCTTAGCCATATTATTCATTACATCATTAGCCTTAGCTTCTTCTCCTTCTTTTTGATACTTATTAACTAAATTAGCTAATAGTTCATTGGTTTCTGGATTACCTAAGGTAGCACAACTGAAAGCCTTTAAATTAATAGCTGTAGATATAATATCTACGGCACTTTGTATTTTAGAGATAGCATATGAGGACGGGTCAGTTGCTGGGTCACTAGTTTTTGGAGTAGATTCAAAAGCCTGAGAAACAGCTATACTATTAAAAAACAACTGAGCAGAATTTTTTAGGTTATTAGATTTTCTAAGGGCATATAATACAGCCTTACTTCCTAATAACATTGTAAATTTATTAAAATCCTCATTTATTTCACCTGGAATAAAATAGGTACTTGAGTTCTCAGCACTTAAAACGAATCGTTGAGTAGTATTACCCGCAGCCTCTAGTATTCTAGCATCTATGTCTTTAATAGCTGTTTTAAGTCCAATTACTGATACTGAATATAAGTTTTTAAAATAAGCATCTATTTGCGATACAGCACCTTTATTAGCCTTTTTAACATCTGGTAAAAGAATTCTATCTACAGAAACAGTCTGTAATACTGGAGATACTAAAGAGGTTAATTTAGAAAGAATAAACTTATGAAAACATAAAGTTGCTATTGGATTAATAGATACAGTAGTAGGTAATCCACTAAAAAAATTACCGAAGAAACTATTAGAATCACTTGCTGGGTCAAGATTGAAGTTTAATTCTGGAATACCCTCAGAAGTCATACTTAGACCAGAAAAATTCTTTTGTATTGAGGCAGCTAAATTGATAAAGTCTATATAGTCATTAGTTAAACCTTCATAATAATCCATATTAGTACTGAAAACACCTTCAGTGGCTAACACTTTATTCTTGGCTTTTTGTATTAAATCATTAACAATTAAAATATTGGCCTTTTCTGAATTTTGTAGTATATCTTCCTCTGATAGCAGGTATAATTTATATGGAGATTGCTCAGAAAAGAAATTAGCTGATATATCCTTTATTAAATCATTAAAGAACGATGATAGTCCATTATTAGTTTCTTTATCAGTATCTTCTATACCAAATACTAATTCTCTCAGAGTAGCTAAATCAGCATTAGCTATTTTAGCAGAAATCTTTTTAAATAAAAGGGATACCGCAGCATTCATATGATGTAATAAATACTCTGTATCTAAAATTCTCTTTCTAGCAGTCTGTAGCTGATTAAAATAATCCGCATGAGTATCTCTCTCTGCTTTTTTAGTATTTAAAGAAGCCTCTAATTGTTTGGGAGATTTTCTTACTATCTTATCAGCTTCCAATAAAAGTTCATCTAATTTTAATACACTTCTAAAAAAGATAAAGCCATCAAATCTATATCCATTTGAAGTAAGGGAAGCATCACTTAAATGCTTTTTATATGTTTCTTCTAAATTCTTCTTTAATTCTTTTATAGATAACAAGCCAGTTTTAGCCAGTGTTATAGAAACTACTGTCTTAAGTAATACATAAATATCACCCTCAGTAACTTCTGAAAACTCTCTATATTTTCTTTCTAGAGTAGCCTTAAATGGAGCCACATATGTGCTATTCACATAAGACAGTCTATCCTGCTCTGTTGATAATTCCTCTAATATTTTTGGATTATTTTTTATTGCTGAATTAAAAATATTGGTTAGATAATCCGGATTAGTTAAAACTACATCTAACTTATCTAGACCATTTATTGCAAAAGTATGTAGCCTCTCAAAAGCCTCATGACACAGACTAGTTAACTTATCGTTTTGATTTTTATCTTCTTCCTTAGTAGGTAAGGAAGTCTCTGTAAAAAAGTCCTCTAAAATATTATCTAATTCAGTAAAGGAGTCTTTTAATTCTGGGAAATTCTCTACTACCACATGAAAAAATTTAATAGTGTCATTATTTATCTTTTCAACTTCTCTTACTTTTGCTATTCTGGTATTCTTTCTTTGCTTTTTAAGCTTATCACTATTTTTTGCATAAGTAAAAGCTAATTCATCTCTTATGTTTCTACCTAAAGTGCCCTTAGTTAGAATAGGGTCTTCTAGTATTAAAGTTCTTTTAGCTGCTACTAGTGTATCAGCACTAGAAGTCAAAAAGTCATCAGAAGTGCGATTACTTGCCATATTATCAGTTACTTTTTTATTGTCTAATTGAAATAAGTCCATATTAAATGGAGTATATGAACTTAAAATAGAATAATAAATAGTTTTTGAAATTTCATTTCTATGCTTATTATTGCCAATAGCTTTTATTGTACTTTCTTTCATTCCTAATGCTACATAGTTTAACCCTATAGAAAGTAATCGTTTAATTTCAGCATCTTCTTCAGAATCAGATACAACACTCTCTTGTAATATATGAATAAATGATTTTAACTTACTGTCTTTTATGTGTTCTAAGGAATTGAAATTAGTTTCTGGTGAAAATTCTATTGAGTTAAAAATAGTTCCAGAATACATTTTTTGTAGGGAAGAAAAGAAATTTACTGTATTGGCATTTTTAAAAAAATCAACCACTATATTCTGTTCTAATAGTGGAAAAACCAAGGATAGAAAAAATACATATCCTGGCATATTAGCATTTACATCACTAAGCTTTCTTGAATTTAAACCGAAATTTGATTGGTTTGATAGCAATAACATTAACTCTTTAAATGAAGGGTCAGTTTCTGAAGCAGCTAATACATTTTCGTTAGTGGTTATTATATTCTTAATACTATCTACTAGATATCTACATCTTCCACTACTTATAAGTACGGGTAATTCTTTGGCATCCTCAAAGAACTCATTTACTGATTTTCTATTTTTAATATAAGAAGAGCCATATTGGGCCTTTTCTTCTGCCCATCTAGCTTCTAAATTAGTATCCTCTGAATTTTTATTGGGGTCACTTTCTGAAGTAGCCTTATTGACATACTTAGATTTAGCTAATTCCTCAACTCGTTTTTCACTATCTAGGGTATTGAAAGAGAGTGGAGTAGTATCCACAGAAGGCTCATTAACAGCTACGGTTTTCTTATCTGGTTTCTTACCCTTTGACTCTTCTTCCTTCTTAGCTAGTGAAGTAAAAGCTAAGGGGTCTTTTATTCTTCGTGGACTTTTAGCTTCTTGAAAAAGGTTTTTAAATAAACGGTCAACCATCACAATCCTTCAGATGTAAAAACTTACTACATTTAATTACTATTCTACCGTTTTCCCAAGCCATTAAAGCCCCTAAGCCATTTCTCAGGTTCAGCAGCACTATAGAAGTTAAGAACATTATCAAACTTCTGAGTTGGTATATATTCTATTGAGGATTTTCCACACTTCTCACACACACACTCAAAAGGTTTCTTACTTACAACAATGTCACAGTCATCTCTAATGATATTGTATTTATAAATTTTTGAATCAGTAATTATTCCCAAAGGTCTAACATAATCACTTAAAAAATCAGTACTAATTACTTCGTTCTTTTTAATAGCATTAAGAATTACTCCCTTGTGTTTACAATTAACACAAACATATGCTTTCTTTATTAAATCCATAAGTTAAAGTCCTTTATTAAAATATCGGTAAATTAGAAATAAATTGCATCAAATTCTTTTGCTATTAATGATTTTTCTTTAACACTTCTATAGCCTATGTGTTTACAATAAGAACACTCATAAGAAATAAAGGGAGTTACCAAATCAGAAATGGGAGAATAAATAGTACTTACTAATACTCCATTAATATGATGACCACATTTATTACAATTACAAGAGACAGTTTTATCTGATATTTTTCCACCAAAGACTTTATTTTGTAATTCTAACTTTTTTTCAGCTTCAGTAACTCCTGTTGTCTGTATAACTATTGGTTTTATTTTTTTAACTACTGTATTAGTTATATGTTTAAATTTAGTTACTGGAGCTTCTAACTCTTCTTCAAAATAATCATAATCATTCTCATATAGATTGGCCTTAAGTTGTTGTTTTGTTTTCTTTGACATTATTAAAATCCTGTAATAATATAGTTACCTTACTATCTGGATAATAAAACACTATAAATTCATTAAGCTTTTTCTGTTTAATGTCAATAATAGCATTGAAAGATAACAAGTATTCAACATTGACTGACTCCTTAATAAAAAAATATAGATTATTTATAGATGGTATAAGAGAGGTATAACTTATACCATTAACTATAAATAATCCAGTATGTTCTGATATGGCCTTATAAAAATCCGACATAGGATAACTCATATTGTCGAATTCCTTTGGTTGAAAAGTTAAAGGACTGTCGATAATAGAGGTATGGGATAAAAAATCAGTCAACTTTAGTTTTTTAATCAATGTCTTTTACTGAGTATAAGGCTTCAGGTATTAATCTGTCTTTTACTGAAATAGGTATAAATTTATCTGACGTATTTTCAGTTCCTGGAAAATTTGTATTTTGTGGAGGCTGTTTAGAATAGTCATCAGACAAAGAAGCTACTATACTTTCAGGTAGGGCATTATACCCTTGCTGTAAAAACTGGGTAAATAATTCTTCTTTATATTCATTATATACAATTTCAACTAATTGTAATAAAACATAAGTTCTAAAATCACCATTATCTAAAGTGTAGGCATTTATTTTTTTAGCTATCTCATAAAATACTTTAGATAATTTATTTTTATTTGAATCCATCTGCCAATTTAGATTTCCATTACCAGAAATATCCTGTAGCAGCATAGTTAAGACATTAGTAGGTTCTTGTAATGACCTATACAAATATTGTGCTATTTGTATTTTAGCATCTTGTAAAAGTTTCTCTTGCGTTTTTAGCATTATATTCCTAACTATATATTGTATAAGTATAATTTAAGAAGAATAAATCGTTAGGACCTATTAAAAGGGCATAAGCAGTCTGACCAACATATCCTGGACTAGTATAAGATTGATTGGCATGTATTGTAATAGTAAAACCAGTTAAGGTAGCTGTAGAAGGGCTTGCTGGGGTTGCGGTAACTGAATAAAAATATTTTGAAGTGGTAGTAGTCCCTAGTTCCTGGCCATTATAAAACACAGATATTTGAGTGGCATCGAAATCCGTAACTTGCGGAGGAGTATCAGTATTGCTAGAAACAACTAGCAAATCTGTGTAAGGCCTAACTAAAGCAGCAGTAGTATCAGCAGGATAATTAACTGTATCATATTTTACAGCTACAGTTTTTTCAAATATAAGAGTTATAGTCATTAAGAAACCCCTAGTAATACGTGAAGTATTGAAGTATTATCGTCACTATCTAAAATCTCTATTCCTTCTGTTAAAGTATAGGCTATTCCAGATTTGTTAAGTTTATCTATTTGATTTTGCTGTATTTCTCTAGTTTCTGATTTAATCATATTCATAAGTTCATCTTTTGAAAAATACTTAGTGTATACTACTATAGTATCTCCAGAGGGAACTGTCTTATTAGCTAATCTAGTCATTATTGGAACTAAGTCTTTATCTTTTATTTTATCTCGTAATGGATTGAGTGCTGGATTAGTAAACACAATAACCCAACCTTGAAAATACTTCTTAACCATAAATTTGTATTTCTTATATAATTCTCCAGAAGCATTTTTAGCTCTGGAATTTTTATACACTTCAACAGTATTTGGCATAACATTACTAAAGAACTTTAAAGAGCGTCTAATTACTTTCTCATAATCTGCTTTACGCTCATCTGTAGTCTTAGCAATTCTTCCCCTTTTCTTTACTTCACTTGGCGAAACTGCTTGAATAGGTTCAGCTGGCAAGGGTTGTTCTTGTGCCTTAATTTCCTTAGATACAATAAAGGCACTTTCTTCAGGGCCAGATTCTTTGGAGATAAAATCAGCATATTTCTTGGTCAATATAGAAAATAAATGCTTACATACAGCAGCCTGTTGTTTTTTCACGCCTGTAGAAGGTAAAGTAGTTCCATTTGTATATCCATATTTTAGCATTTCTGACTTAAATAAAGTCTGAAATGCCATACAATCACAAGAACAATAATAACGAGTAGCTGTTCCATTTAGTAATGAATTTCTACTCGTAACTAAACAAGTATAACCATTTTTAGGATATCTTTCCTTTAACTCTTTATTTTGATAGTCATTGTGTAGGACATGCCACTCATCACACTCTACTGTGGTAGCACCAAAACTAACATTAGTAGGAGAGGGAGATTTAGTTATAATTACATTTTTAGCAAAATCAACATACTCTCTATACATCATCCTAAGGCCACCTCTTAAATCTTTGCGGCCCTGCCATTTATAAGTAACCTTTGGATCGTCATATGCCTCTAATTCTTTTAGAAGCCATGAAAAATTTTCTGAGATAATAAATTTTGGAATATCCATAAACTTAATTATACAGCTTCAGTCTACTCTTTAAAGTTTCCATTGTTGATTGTGGCATATATCTAATACTATTTGTTTGTATCCAAGCCATTAAATCAAAGGAACTTAAAGTCTCAGCTAATTTTCCTAAATCATTGTCTTTATATTTAGAAGTATCTATGTAGTATACCTCCTTATTAGGCATCCAATTATGAAGCTTACTACAGATAGTTTGTATCCAAGATTCTGCTCCAAAATCCAATGCTACATATACCTTAGATTTTCCCATTAATTTTTGAAGTAAGTTAGTCTCATTTTCCTTGGTTATAGTTTTTCCAAATAAAGCCACAGCATTTGGAATAGAGCAAGCATCAAAAATACCCTCACATATTACTAAACTATCTGGAAAAAACTTATTTTCAGATAACTTAGACTCAAATATAATATCCTTTCTTGGGATAGAAGGATTTTTATATTTCATTGAGCCATCTGATTTAATACTTCTTGCGGTCCAATAAACTATCTTATCTTCTCTAATCACAGGCAAAATAACCCTATCTAAATAAGCAGGATTTAAAGAAACTAAAGGTCTGTAAATAAAAATAAGCTCCTCTGACCATCCTCTTGAAACTAAGTAAGAATATTGAGCATCTTCAAAGGAAATTTCACGAACTGGATTTAAATCCTCTAAGGCATCTACATTCTTAACTGTTAAAGGTTTAAAAGATTTCAACTTAGTAAATTCAGATAAGCTAATCTTATCTTGTAAAGAAGATATTATCTCAGGATATTTATACAATTCAGAAAGCCTACCATGCCATCCACATCTGAAGCAATTAAACATTGCCTTCGTTGGATTTACATAAAGCTTAGGAGACTTACAAGAATCACATCTTGGACAGTTTATCACATACTCAGAGTCAGACATTGCAACCTCCCACAGTAAGTATCGACAAATTACTCAGGTTCTTTATAGACCGGTTTAAAGGCAAATAAAGTGCTGATAACAAAGTCTATATAATTAGTAGCTAATGGAAATAACTCATGAAATTTATGAATGGTTTCTTTTTTTCCAGGAAGCTCACCGACCTCTAATAACTTTTTTAAGGTTAAGGATACTGTATTTGAAGAAATTACAGAAGAAGTTAAATCTATTAACTTATAATTACGTTCAAGTAATTCTATATTCTCGTGAATAAGTTTCTCTAATTTAGTTGAATTCCGTGAAGAAAGAAGTTTAATATAATCTAAATTATTTTTAACATAAATATCTAAAGTAGATTTATTTTCTAATGGTAATTGTTCTTTCATTAATTTAAATAAAGTCTTATAACCAATTCCTTTAATTCCATTAATATTATCTGAAGTATCTCCAACTATAACCTTATAAAACAAATATTCATAACTACTAATAGTTACTCCTTTTGTTTTTGGCAATTCAGAAAAGTAACGAGTAAAATTATCTAAAGATACCTCTGATTTATTATAGGGAATAGAACAAATTACAGAAGGGGTTCTAACAAGCTGAAGAAAGTCGCTATCATTACTCAGAATAATAACTTGCTTACCTATATTAGTAAGCTCTTTAGTAGCAATTCCTATGTAATCATCTGCTTCTATTCCATACTCACAGAAAACAGTTAGATTAAGTATATTACAAAGCTCTAATACTTTTTCTTTTAACTTACTAAATAAATCACTACTAGTATCATTAAAAGCGGAAACTTGTCCATAGTTAGTTCCTGAGGCAGGTCTATTTGCTTTATATGCTTCAAAGATAGCTTTCTTTCTTATAGAGCCACCATTATCAAATGCTACATAAAGTCGCTTACAAGAATATTTCCTGATACAAAGACTGATTTGATTAATAAAAATTTCAGCACATTCCTGTATTAACTCAGGTTCGGATATCACTACTGAACCCTTATTCTTAGAAAACATTACCCTTATTAAGAGATTGTGTCCATCAATTAAGAGAACATTTTGTGAATCCATGAATTTAGGACTTACCACTATATCTCCGATAAAAGGTTTTTTACATAATTCTCAACAGTATTAATACTATTATTATCGGTAATTTCAGCTTGTTCAATAGGTTCCTCAAGTTTTTTATTATACCTATTACTTATTCTATCAAATATTTTCTGCTCTTGTAGGCTATCACAGGAGGTATCATTATTCCACAGCATAGTATAACATTTAAACTGACTTGGGAGCTCTGGCTGGGTATTAGAGAAGTCTATATTAGGTATTACAGAAGGTTTTTGAACTTTATCATAGGATGCTTTCATACCCTCTAATAAAACTCTATCAAAATATAAAAGCTTCATTAAACGCTGAAGATTTAAGGAGAAGTGGGAAGAGTTGCCCAGAAAGAAATAATCTAAAAATTCTGGTTTAGTTAAAAAAGCATAACTTAAAAACTTATGGGCTTTAGCTATGAGTTCCAGACCTAATCCATTTGATTTAGAAAATTTTTTATAGTTGTTTTTAAAATAATCTTTATCAAAATAAAAATCTTCATTTTTCTTCTTGTTAGTAAATTGAATATAAAAAAGCAACATATAAAGATATTGAAGACTCATATACTTTAAACTATCTAATCCAAGTTTATTTACTATTTTATAAGTTCCTATAAGTTTAGAAAGAATATCTAAACCAGTTTTATTATTATAGTAATAAAGTCTATTATCTGAATTTATAGCCAGAAAAGATATTTTAGCAGAAAAGGAGACTAGAGACCATAAATCTAAATTATTAGAAAGAATACAGATAGATTTATTATTTATCTGTTGATTAAGTAAAGAGAATATGATATTTTTAACATTTCCATATATTACAGACTGATTTAAAGCCTGTGTTAAAGTTGTATTTTGTTCTGAAATAAACAGAATTCCAGAAGGGTTTATTATAGTAAAAGCAGAATATAGCCATGTATATACTCTTTTAACTAATTCTTCTATGGATTTATTATAGAGAGCAGAAGTTTTACACTGCTGTCTGAATAACAATAATTCCTCAAGATAAGTTATATCAACAATTAGAAGAGGATTGTTATTATTCTCAGATATCTTAGTTCTGGTATTAAGTTTTTTAGACCTTTTTCCAGTTCTAAGTCTTCCAGATAATTTTTGTCTAAATTTAATAGAAGCCATAGTTATTCATTGTCAGCTTTCATACTACTTATTTATCTTCTTAGTTCTAGTTCCAGTTCCTTATGGGTTGCTCGAACTTCGTTCTCTCAACCCAGTTCTCAGCTTCGCTTCGAACGATTTATTTTTGTTTTGAACTTCTATCTTTTAGGTTTTACTTGTTTGTTTAGGCTTTCTTTGCTTTGCTTGAAGGTTAATATTTAAGCGACAAGTTGCTGCTTTATTATCGTATAATATTGGAGAAACTTTAGGGTTTTTGAAAATAAATATTTGGTATCCTAAATAATTAATTTTAGGAGGTTTAATGCTGTATACCGAATTGCGTCATGGCGATATTTTACTTTTTACACATAAAGAAAAAGCAACTTTCCTTCAGAAACTAATTAGATTGATTGAAGGAAGTTCTTTTGTCCATTCAGCTGCTGTCAGAGAGGTGGATGGAAAGCTATACATTCTTGAAGCACTTACTTTGAGAACTTTATCCTATGCTCCTTTTTATTATTTAGAAGATGCTGAGGAAGTTTTTTGTTTTAGACCAACTTTTAATCTTCCAGAAATTAATGAAAAAAGTTTTTGGAGACATGAGCCTTATGGATATTTATGTTTAGCTGATTCTGCCTTAAACCATTTCTTACATAGGCTTACCTTTGGTTGTTGGACATTTAAGCCTATTTTTCAGCAGCTATTTCGTTATAGGGCAATGGACTGCTCAGTATTAGTGGCTAATATGCTTGAAGTTAGTGCTAATACCTCTTGGTGTAAGTATAATGATGTAGTTGAACCTGATGATTATGCCCTTCACCCTAGTGATTTCGTTCCTATGGGTCAGGTTATGTGGTAAATTTTCAAAAATTTTTTCTCATGTTTTCTGAGTGCTTACCGATATTAGTTATGTAGCAAGGGTAGCAGACAGAGAAACAGCTACCAAGAAACTACTGAATTAATTATATGATTAATAATTTTGATGCCTAAGTGGGTATCTTTTCAGCGATTAAGTTCGCAAAAGGAAATAAATTGGCTACTACTACTAATTTCGAAAAGTTTAAGCAGAAGATGGAACAGTCAAAGGCCAAGAAAGCTTCTTCTGGTCTCAATTGGATGAAGTATGATGCTGGTCATAAGTACACTCTGAGATTTCTACCACTAAAGTCAGAAAATCTAGAGCTTCCTATTAGTATTTTTAATCATCATGCTGTCACATTCCCTGATGGTCATTTTGAGAGTATTGCCTGCCCCCGTCAAACAGAGGATCGTTTCTGCCCCTTCTGTGATTTAGCCTCAAAGACTTATCGTAAGTTTACAAAGACTAATGACAAGGAATATCTCGAAGCAGCTAAGAAGTTATTTGCTAAAAAGCATTATTTGCTAGTTGGTTTTCAGCCAAATGAAATTGATCCAGCTAACATTTCCTCTGATGATATTAAGATTGTTAGAGCTTCTTCTCAGTCGGTAATGAGCCTTATTGAAAGCAAGCTAGAAAAGGAAATTGATTTTGTTGATTTTCAGACCGGTCGTGATGTGGAGCTTCTAAAAACCAAAGCCACAGGAAAGAATACGGTTACAACGATCAGCTGGGATTTCGGCGATTCATCTGCTGCCTTTGATGGCAAAAATGCTAAGAAAATTTGGGACTCTCTTGTTGATGCTTCTCCAGACCTCACTAGTGTTGTTTCTCCTCTCAATGATACTGAACTTGCTGCTAAGTTTAAGGAATTTAGTTCAACTCCAGTAGAGGCTGATGAAGAGCTTGATGAAGCTGAAATAGAACACGCAATGCTCGATAAGTATAAGCCAGAACCACGAAAGGCTCAGTCAAAGGAACCAGAAGTAGGTAGTGAAATAGACCTTGATGAAATGCGAAAACTTTTGGATGAGGACTAATAAAGACTAGATAATGGAATGCCTACAAGATAATTTGTAGGCATTTTTATTTCTGGTATATCCTATGATTACTTATACTATTACAGACCTTAGACATTTAGCAGCAAAACAACGTGATTTAGATAAGATAGAATATGCTAGAGAAAATAATATAAAATTATTAATAATACCCTATACAGAAGAAAAGAATTTAGAAGATTATATCACTAACCTATAGAAGGTGCCTGGGATATCTCTCAGGCTTTTCTTGTATTTGTCGATAATATACTATGGAGATGACATAATGCCAGCCAAAAAATCAAATAAATTAGATAGAGATATAAGTATCATTAATGCTACCGATAATTTTAATGACCTTGACGAATTTAAGAGCCAATTGAGAAAGGAATTTGGTGGCAATACAGCACTAGATGATGAAGACTTTGTAAGGTCTTTTATACCAACTGGAATAGATTCGTTAGATTTCTTACTTGGAGGAGGCCTTATACAGGGAGCTATGGCAGAAATTTCGGGAAAAGAGGGGTCGGGGAAGAGCTCCTTCGGTATTCATATGTTGGCTCAAGTTCAGAAGCTTGGTGGCCTTGCTTGCCTTATTGACACTGAGGGCGGGTCAGGCGATCGGTTTAGAATGGAAAATTTCGGTGTTGACACTAAAAAGTGTATTATTACAGTAGAGGATTTGGCAGAACGTGCTTTTGCTCAAATTGAAAAAATCGCTAATTATATTCAGCGTAAAAATATATCTGTTCCTAGTTTAGTAGTTTTAGATTCCCTGGCAGGATTAAGCACCAGGGCCGAATTAGAAAGTGATTATGAGACAAGCACTGTGGCCATGACTGCTAAAATGATTTCAAAAGGTCTAAAACGAACTAAAATGCTGTGCCGTGAGACTAACCTAGCTGTATTAATTATAAATCAAGTAAGACAGCAAATTGGTGGCATGACTAGTTCTTGGCAAGGACCTGTATATACTACTGTTGGAGGAGATGCTGTTCGTTATGCCTGTATTTCTAGATTATTTATGGATAGAGGTAAATTTATAGGCTCTGACCCCAAGCTTCCTTCTGGTCATTTCGTGAGAACAAAAATAATAAAATGTAAGTCCTCGGCTGCTTTAGGGAGGACCATTCCGCTACGTTTGTATTATGATGACCGTGGTTATTACAATCCACATATTGTCTATGATTTATTAAATGATGCTGATTATATGGGTAAAGCTGCTTGGAAGACTATTATCATGCCAGATGGTTCCGAGAAAAAGTTTAATTCTATTGATACATTCACTAAATTATTTAACGAGTCTGAGGAAAATAAGCAGCATTTTCTAAAAATGATGCGTAATTGCTATAGTGAGAAACTTAATTTTTCAGCTGGTTCTGAAGAGGCTATTCTTCCTGATGCTTCTGATATTAGAGATATAGCTGACTTATCTGGAATAGATGATTAAATGAAAAAATATGATGTAGCTACCTTACAGGCCTTTGCTGCTGCTAAAGGTGGCTTATTATTATCTACAGAATATGTTGATAGTAAGCATAAATTATTGTGGCAATGTAAAGATGGGCATCAATGGGAAGCTCATTGGAATAGTATTAATAGTGGTAGTTGGTGTCCTTATTGTGCTGGAAAAGCTAAACCTAATATAATTGAATTACAGGAATATGCCTCTAGCAAACAAGGTAAATTAATATCCACTAAATATATAAATAATAATACTAAATTATTATGGGAGTGTTCAGAGGGGCATCAATGGGAAGCTTGTTGGAATAATATTAAAAATGCTGGTCAGTGGTGTCCAGCATGTTCTAGCACCCTTTGTGATATAAAGGAGTTACAAAAACATGCTGAAAATAAAAATGGAAGACTATTATCTATTAAATATATAAATAATAATACTAAATTATTATGGGAGTGTTCAGAGGGTCATCAATGGGAAGCTCGTTGGGATCACATTAAAAATTCCAAAAGTTGGTGTCCAGAGTGCTGTGCTGAATTACGAAAATGTAGCATTATTGAGTTACAGCAATTTGCCTCTAGCAAACAAGGTAAATTAATATCCACTAAATATATAAATAGTAATACAAAAATGGTATGGGGGTGTGAAAAAGGTCATCAGTGGGAAGCTATTTGGGATAATATTAAAAATAACCATAGTTGGTGCCCTGAATGTTCTTCTTTTAAAACAGAATATAAATGTAAAGAACTTTTAGAGCAAAAATTAGGTTATAAATTTAAGAAGACACGTTTTATTTACAAGGGTAATAGATATGAATTTGATGGCTATAATGAGGAACATAAAGCAGCCTTTGAGTATCAAGGAATTCAGCATTATATTTATCCTAATCATTGGCATAGAACTTTAGAGATACATGAAAAAGCAGTTCAAAGAGATATGGATAAAGTGATATATGCTAATGAAAATAATATAAAATTAATAATTATTCCATATACTGAAAATAATAATTTAGAGGAATATATTAATAAGCAAATAGAGAATATAACTATATAATTTTTATTTCTTACTTACTATATTGAATACCCTAATTCTTACTAAATTAGGGTATTTTTATATTAAGAATTAATTTAGTTTATCCGATATTGTAGTTATAATTAAGTAATTAAAGAAGGTATGCTTTGGAAATAGATAATAATTTTGAAGTAAATTTACCAACTTATGAAAATATATATGATAATCTTGGCATAGACCGAGATGATATTGGAAAAGATGTTAAGCACGGATATAGAGTAATTCTATATTCTAAAATTGATGTGGACTTTATGGAAAAACGAATTATTGGTGAAATGCTTGATAAATTTCCTAATAATAAGTATAGTTCTTCTTTTCTATTAAAGGCATATAGCTTATATCCTGAAAGATATCCAGAACTTGCCGATAAAAAGAAAAGAGGAAAGAAGTCTAATAACTATTTTATAGAGGATGTAGGAAAATATTTATGGACTAAATGGCATGATAGTAAAGACTATAATGATAGGAATGATTTTTTAACTTATTGTTATCAGCTTATCGATGGGGTAATCTTCAAATATGCCCGTCATAAGCATGGGTTAGCATATGAGGAAATTTTTCAAAGTGCCATATTAAAAATTATTCAGGCCATGGATAAGTTTGACCCTAATAGAGTTGTAGGAACTGATGATAGGGGTAATCCAATTTATGCCAGAGTATTCACATATTTTGTAATGATTTTAAACTATGGTATAACTACAATTACTATGAACTATGGTGCTGAACGAATCACTAATGTTAGTTATGATAATATTTCACGATTATTTGGTAATGAAGCCTATCTTTCTACTGATGCCCCTATAATTTTCCAGGAATTTTTATTAGTTTTAGAGTATTTATCAAACATAGAAGATGATTTAATAACTCCTTTAAATAAAAAAATAATAACAAAATTATTGGAACTTATTCATATACCAGAAGCAGGGCCACGATTAGCAAATAATTTAGTATTTACTTTAAAAAATGAATGTGGTGTTAAGATAAAAGAGGTTCAGGATGCTCTTGAGTTATTAAAAGAGACATTTGGACCTCTAATAATATTCTCTCAAAAGCAAAATGTTTCAGATAGTATAGAAGATAAGGAATGATATGAACTGGGAAGAAAGAATAGAAAATTATGTAAAAGAGACAGGATTTCCTAAGTCTTTATTTATAGGAGAGGATGATAGGGTTGTAGGGACTTGGATTATGGGCAATAACTATCAAGCAAGAAAAGATTATTATGGCTGTTTGGCACCAGATGCTCCAGTGCTTACTGCTGATTTACGATGGATTCCTATGTCCAAAGTCAAAGCGGGTGATATGCTTGTTGGATTTGACGAAACTATTATTAATTTAAATAAAAGAGCAGTATACCCAACAAAGGTAATTGATGTGGGACCAGTAACTTTACCGGGAATAAAAATTGAATTAGAAGACGGGAGGAATTTTATCTGTAGTAATAGTCATCTTTGGCTAGTTAATGGGAATAGTAAACCAAAAAATAGAACTACATGGAGAAGGGCAGATGAGCTTAAAAATGGAGATTTAATTAGAGCGGTATGTAATCAATGGGATAATGTAGACAACAGTAATGATGCTGGTTGGTTAGGTGGAATTATTGATGGAGAAGGCAATTTAGATTCCGGCGCGGGGCTTCGTATTAATATAACACAGAATCCAGGATTAGTACAAAGTAAAATAATAGATATTTTGACATTGCTTAAAGTTCCATTTGTTTCTAAAGAGAGGCACAGAAAAACTGGCAAAGTTCAATGTGAAACAAGAACTAACAATTTTTCAGATTCATTAATGCTTCTTGGAATTACTAGGCCAATTAGAATGTTAAATGGCTGGATAAATTCGAAATTACCAATAAAAAATGGAGTTATTAAAATTAAATGTATAACTCCAACTAATTCCGACCATGAATTTATTGGTATGAATACAGAGTCAAAAACTTTTGTAGCCTATGGTTTGGCTTCTCATAATTCATACCCAGCTGGCTATTTAAAACGTATTAAGGCACTTTTTCCTGATAAATTGAATGTTCTTCATTTGTTTTCTGGTAAAGTTGATACAGTTATATTTCCTGGTAAGACTGTAGATATAAATCCAGCTAATAATCCTGATTATGTAGACGATGCTCAATCACTACTTAATGTTCCATTAGCTACTTTTGATTTAGTATTAGCAGACCCTCCATATTCAGTTGAGGATTGTGACCACTATCAAACTACTATGATTAAACGAAATAAAGTAATGAAGGCCTTAGGAAGAGGGCTAGTATCTGGAACTTATGTTGTATGGTTAGACCAAGTTCTTCCAATGTATAGAAAGGATGAATTTAGTTTAGAGGCTGTAATAGGAATGTGTAAGTCTACTAATCATAGATTTAGAATGATTACAATTTTTAGAAAGTTATAAGATGTCAGATACTACTCCACAAATAAAGAAGAATAAAACTGAGTCAAGAATAGATAAAACTAATAACATAGTAGATGATGAAGTAGCTAAACAACTTAGTGAGTTAGAAATAGTTTCATCAGACTTAGATGCTATTGTCGAAATTCTCCAAGATAGGGTGGTACAATCTACTGATGCTGTTTTAGCAATAGCTTTAGCTAGATTCTATGAAATTAGAATGGATACCTTTAAGAAACGTAATGACATTCTTAAGACTCTGGTTAGTGATAAAAGTATTGATGTTAGTACTAAGAAAAAGTCTCAGGGTACCGATATTGATTCTATACTCTCTGGTATTGGTTTGGGAGCGGCTTTAGGGGCTACAGTGTCTACACAAAAATCTATAAATGAAAAAAAATCACATCAACAGACTTTACCTTTTACAACTATTGATATAGATGCTGAAGATTCTTTAGATTTTGAAACAGAGCATTTAAATACTAAAAATACATTAAAGGAATCGTCAATAACTGATTTGCTATCAGAGGAGTAGTAGTGAGAAGAGGAACTATAGAGGTATGTCAAGAGCATGCTAAATCTAAGAATGGTAAATGCTTGGATATTGTTTATATAAATAATAGAACAAAGATGTTATGGGAATGTGAGAAGGGTCATCAGTGGAAGGCTAACTGGAGTGAGGTAAGCTTTCATAATACTTGGTGTCCTACTTGTAATAGTTGTGTTAGGACTTCAATAGAGATTTTACAAGCCTATGCTATAGCTAGAGGAGGAAAACTGAAGTCAACTAACTACACCAATAATAAAGCTAAGATGGAGTGGGAATGTAGTAGTGGTCACTCATGGTTTTCTTGTTGGCATGTAGTTAACTCAGATAATACTTGGTGCCCATATTGCTGCGGGAATGTTAAATCCGATATTTCTGAGTGCTGTAATTATGCTAAATCAAGAAATGGAAAATGTTTAGACTCTGTTTATATAAACAATAATACTAAAATGCTATGGGAATGTAAAGAGGGTCATCAATGGCATGCTATATGGCATGCTATATGGCATGCTATAAAGGATCAAAGGCAATGGTGTCCTGAATGTGCCTCTTTTAAGACAGAGTATAAATGTAAAGAGTTATTAGAACAAAAACTAAATATTAAATTTATAAAGACTAATTTTAAATATAATAAACATAGATATCAATGGGATGGTTATAATGAAGAACATAAAATAGCATTTGAGTATCATGGTTATCAGCACTATATATTTCCAAATTTTTTTCAAAAAACAGAAGAACAGCATTTAAAAGCTAAACAACGTGATATGGATAAAGTGATATATGCCAAAGAGAATAATATAAAACTAATCATAATACCCTATACAGAAGAGAAAAATTTAGAGAGTTATATAAGTGATATAAGTGATATAATAGGTAGATAATATGGCATCAGGTAAAAAAGTTTTAGCAAAGAAATATCAGCATGAAGTTGAAGACAAGCATCATATTTCCTATGAGCCACAGAGACTTATAAAGCATTGGAGAGTTGAAGGCAAGAATGAAGATGAGATTAAGGCTTGTTTAATAGAATATATTGAGACAGAACGTAAGAAATGTATTGAAAGTATTGAATATTTTGCTAATACTTATGGATTTATAACCGGTCCGGGTGGGGCTGGCATAATCCCTATGGTTTTGGAGCCATATCAGAGAACTTTATTAAGAGCCTTTGTTGATGAAAAATATGTCATTACTGTAAAGGCAAGACAGTTAGGTGTTTCTACATCTCTAATGTTTTATGCTCTTTGGTTTTCTATATTTTCAACTGGTAAAAGATGTTTAATTGTTGCCCATAGAAGAGAATCAGCAGAAGAGTTTATTGTAAAGCTTAAAACAGCTTACGAGTTTCTCCCTGAGTGGCTAAAGCCTTCTTGTACTTTATATAGTAAAAGTGAAGTAGAATTTGATACTAAATCCAGAATAAAAGCCATTACTTCAAATGCCAATGCTGCTCGTTCGTTCTCTGCCACTCTTGTATTACTTGATGAAGCAGCTTTCGTCAAGGATTGTGATGAAGTTGTGAAAGCTATTGGTCCTACTGTGGCTGCTTCTGATGGTAAACTTATTGCTATTAGTACTCCTAATGGTAATTCACCAGAAAATTGGTTTTATAGAACTGTATCAACTGCTCAAGCAAATAAAACTTTAAATAAACCTGGAGAGACTAATTGGAAGTTATTTGAATTACCTTGGACAGTTTCATCTATATTTACAAAGAATCCTAACTTTAGACAGGACCAGATTAGACTTGATAATGGTAATGAAGAGAAGTTTAAACAAGAGTATCTTTGTGCTTTCCAGGTAAATTTATTTTCATTATTTGATGTAAAAGCATTAGCAGCTATAAATTATAATGTGCCTATATTAAATCAAATATATGGTGGAGCTACTTATGAGGATACTTTTCTTGTATGGAAAAAAGCAGAACAAAATAGAAAATATATAATAGGGGTAGATTGTGCCTCTAATAAACCTACAGCAAAGGATTATACTAGTTTCCAAGTTATCGACCAAGATACTTATGAACAATGTGCTGAATATATTGGAAAATTACCAACTGAAGTATTTGTAGATATTCTAATACGTGCTGGTAGACACTACAATAATGCTATATTAGTTATAGAAGCTAACTCTTATTCAGAAATGGTATTTTATTTATTAGAACAAAAAAGATATAATAATATATGGTATGATCCAATTAAAGGAACTCCAGGATTTCAGACTAATAGAGCAACTAGGTCTTTACTTATAGAAAAGTTATTATTATTTTATAATAATACAGCCAATGCCTCTAATTTACATAGTTCTAGATTACAATTACAAATGCAGAATTTTACAGCTGGTGCCATATATTCTGATGGCTCTAGAAAAATGGAAGCTAAGCACGGTAATGATGATGCTGTATTGGCTCTATCATTAGCTGTTGTTTCTCTAACACCAAAAGAACATATTCATAGACCTCAAGAAGACTCTAATGTAATATATGATGCTAGTTCTTCTCTTATGAATGGCAGATATAGTGATGAGTATTTAGAGTATCATTCTAATAAGATGGGTATATCTAAGGATATGTTGGAGAGTAGACTTATATTATATCACAAAATAAAATCTGGTGAATATGATGGTACTGGAGTAGAGGATTTAGACCTTCAACATCCTGTAGAGCAATGGGAACGTGAAAGAGCAGCAGAGGACCTCATAGGTAATATGGGAGGCTTAATACTTGATAATAGTTATAGTTTAGCAGAGAGTATATCACTTATTCCAACAGCTAGAAAGTTTTCAGTAGATGACATATTTAGTGAGGAATTTAGAGCCCTCACAGAAATGCATAATAATTTCTTCAGTAATCGTAATAGATAGCTACAGTATGAATAGGATTTACCGATATTGTATGTAGAGGTATGTGATATGCCAGTAAAAACATGTTCAAAATGTGGTATTGAGAAGGATACTAGTTTTTTTGGTAGGCATTCCAAAACAAAAGATAGCTTACAGATTTGGTGTAAGGTGTGTGTAAAAGAATACTCTAAAACTTATGGCTGTAGTATTGTAAATAAGGAAATTACAGTTAAGCAATGTACTAAATGTAATATAGAAAAAAATGTAAAAGAATTTGCCAAGGATAAATATAAAAAAGATGGATATAGTGTAATTTGTAAGGAATGTAATAAAACTAAGGTATCTTTGTATCAAAAACAAAACAAACTAAGAGTAGATGCTGTAGTTACTGAGGTTCAAAAATGCTCTATCTGTGGAGTAGAAAAAAATAAAACCTATTTTGCTGAAGATAAAGCAGTAAAGAATGGATTATATCACTATTGTAATGAATGTAGACAAGTTTATAATAGGAAATATCGTAATGATAATAGGTCTATTATTTTACAGAAGAAAAAAATATATAGGTTAGCTCATTCAGAACAAATAAAAGAGTATACTAGAGTATATTATAAAACTCATATAAAGGAATTACAGTTAAAAAAGAAAGTTTATGTAGAAATAAATAAAGAAAAAGTAAGCTTAGCCAATAAAATATATAAATTAAATAATTTAGAAAGAATAAAAGAGTATCAAAAAACTTATAACGAAGAACATAAAGAAGCCATAATAAAGCAACATAAAGTATGGTATTCTAAGTATTATAAAGAGCATAAAAAGGAAATTATACAAAAAGCCACTGAATATACTACAAGTAGATGTAAGATAGATATTAATTATAAAAATAATATAAGCATAGCCTGGTATGTGTCAAGAGTTTTAAAGCCACAAGTACTTGAGAGAGATAATTATAAATGTCAATTATGTGGTTGTCAGGATACAACAGCTAATAGGTTAGAATGTCACCATATAATTCCCAAAAGTGTGGCTCCAGAAAAAATAAAGGACTTGGACAATCTAATAATAGTGTGTAGAACATGTCACTTATATAAAACTCATAAAGGAGTATCAAAACTCTATGATGAAGAATTGGCAGAAAAGTTATTAGAGCAAGTAAAATCAAGGAATTAATTTTATGGCAAATGATGAATCTAAGCTAAAGAATATATTTACTGCTCTAGGTAGGATTTTTAGTAATTCAAAACCTAATGAGTTTAATGCTAGAAGCTCTATAGAAAAAGCTCTATCTACTACTAATAGAGAATTAGCAGCTAAGCCTATGGTTGAGCCCACAGTAATCTCAAAAAAGGGACTTGGAAGAGGTTCAATTTTCGCCGAGGACTCGCTTGGAAAAAATTACCACAAGTATCTGGAAAGAGAGACTTTACGACATGCAAGATATGCGACCTACGATCGGATGGATTCTGATTTAATAGCTTCTGCTTTGGATGTATATGCTAATGAAGCTACCCAGAAGAATCAGGATGGTAAAGTTATAGGTGTTCATTCATCTTCAAAATATATAGAGGATGAATTATCAGAATTATTAGAGACTACTGGTATAAATAACTATTTAAGTTGGTCTATTATACGTAATATGGTTAAGTATGGTGACCACTTTACTGCTCTTAAATTAGATTCTGTAGCTGGTGTGACAGGAATTAAGGAACTTGATGCTATTTCTGTGTATCGTTTAGAGGAAAAAGGAATTTTAATAGGATATGTTCAGGATTTAGATGTTCTTAAATCAGCAGTACAAAATGCTAATGTTAGTTCAACCACCACAAATCCATATATAAATCTTAATACCTTGTCATTGCCCTATATGACTGGTGATAGTGCCAATAAGGAAAACGAATCTTCTCTGATTACATTTCTTAAATATGAGATGCTTCATTTTAAACTTCGTGGAAGTGGTCTTTTCGCGCCCTATGGATGTTCACCTCTCGATACTGCAGTTGATACTTGGAAGAAATTAGATTTACTTTTTGATTCTCTTATTATTTATAGACTTAATAGAGCTCCAACTAGGCTGGTATTTTATGTTGATGTAGGTAATGCCCAAGGTGCTGATGCTGAAAACATAGTTAAGAAGCAGATAAATGCCTTAGCTAAAAAAGAATATTTTGACCCAACTGGTAAACTTAATGAGCGTTATCAGCTACTTGATATGAATGCTAATCTTTACATTCCAATACAGAAGAATGGAGCAACTAAAGTAGAACAATTACAGGGTGTAGCAAATGTTGGTGAAATAGAAGATGTGTCTTTTCTTAATAATAGGTTATTTGCTGCTCTTAAAGTTCCTAAATCTTTCCTTGGTTATGAGGGTGATGTGTCTTCTAAGGGCATGTTATCTCAGCAGAATGTGACATTTAGTAAGGCTATTCAGAATATACAAGAAGATTATTTAGAGGCTATTAAAGATTTATGTATAATTCATTTAGCTATTAAGGGCATACAAGAGAAGGCTGATTTAAAGTCCTTCAGTTTAGTAATGTCCAGACCCTCTTATGTTGAAGAAAAGGCCAGAATAGAAGTTGAGAGTGAGTTATTAAACTTAGCTAGTAGTTATACTGGTTTTGGAGTTAATCGTCGTTGGGTTGCTAAACATATACTACATAAAACAGATTCAGAGATAGAAAAAATGTTTGAGATAGACCCAACAGCTCCTCAACAAGGTGGTGAAGGTGCTATGGGTGGAGGAATGCCAATGGGTGGTGATTTAGGTTCAGCAATGGGTGGTGGAATGGAAGCTCCTCCAGAAATGCCTCAGCAAGGTCAAGAAATGGCTCCAGAAGTACAGGGAGGTCAGCAAGGTATGGAACAAGTAGGTGGAGTGCCCCTATTACAAAATAGAAGGCATTTAGGAGATTTACTTATAGAAACTGAGAATATTATTTGTGAAGTTAAACGGTATTCAAGAGAGCTTTTATCATTACAGGAAAGTATTAGAAAAGAAGGTCTAGTAGGATTGACTGACTCTTCTAGATGTACCGTATCACTAACTGAAAAAAAGATAGCTAAATTAACAGAACCAGAAGAGATTTTTAAATAATAAAATTATATAATTAATTTGTAAGCAGATACTTAAAAAGGCATATTTATATGAGTTTAAAAACTTTAACATCTATATTAAAGAGTGGAAATAGAGCTCTAGAGGAAAAGCTTCATAACCTTTTAACTGAGGATTGCTCTATTCTTGAGTATACTGATGATTCCGTGCTATTTCAAAAAAATAATTATCTAGTATTGGCTAAGTTTAAGCACAATTTATCAGAATCTAAGATGACTGCTGAAGATATATTAGATAATGAAGTTATCTATGTATCAGCTAAGCAAACTGATAAAGAACTTAAAGAGCAGGTAATAAAGCTTATTGATAATTTAGTAGAAGAAGACTATGTATCTGCTGAAGATGACCTAAATAAGTTTTGCGAAGAGTTTTATCAATATCAGCTACTCAAGAGACGATTTCCAGAAACCTTCACAGAAAATCTCATTAAGAAGGCTCCTGGTTTTAAACTACGTAAATCTGGAAATTCTTTAATTAATGAATTTAAATCCGACATTTTTTCTTTAGTTACCTTAAGTGAGGCTGAAGACTTAGATTTATCAGATTATACTTCTATTATAGAGTCCTGTGGCCCAGTATTATTTTTAGGTAAAGACAAGGTAGTTTCTATAATTGAGGATGCTTTGCTTGGTAATAAGGAACGTTCAGAAAGTATTACAGAAAAGCTTTTTGAGACTGCTAAAACATTAAATGAAGTAAATGAAGATATTAAACAGGCTATGGATAATGATTATAGCCTTGATGATGGAAAATTTCCTTCTGAAGATTCTGATAGTGTTTCTGATGAAGATTATAATTCTCCAGAAGACATAGAAACAGATTTTCCAGATGACGAAGGTAAAAAGGATTTTGAAGAGTTTTCTCCTGAAAATCTAAGTGATGAAGAAGTTAAACAGCTCCATAAAGATATATTAACTTCCATATTAGATGGTATGTCCTCCTTTGTTAGTCGTGAAGCAAATAATAGTGAAAATCTTAATATATCAGCAGATTTAGATGATAGACTAAAAACAGATTTAGATATATTAAATAAGCCTGACCTAGCAGATGATGAACTATCTGATATAGAGGCTCGATGGAATCCTATAATTTCAACCTTCTTAGATTCTGATTTATATACTCCAGAACAAGATTTAGGTGCTGAAGAAGTCGAACTAAAGGCAGATGATGGTGGCGAAAATCCTGAATCTGTTGAAGAGCCCGAAAATACTCCTGAAGACCAAGGTGTTCCAGGTGTAGAGCCACAAACACTCCCAGGGTATGAAGAGACACAAGAAAAGCAAGGTCCTGGGATATAATATAAATAATAGGCACGAAATATGAGTTGTGGGAAAGAGACAGTAAATGTATAATCCATTAATCGAAGTAACCTCTTCAACAAAAGGCTTTGAGCTCTTAGAAGAAAAGCTAAACTCAAATTCATCTTGGAAATGCCTTAAATTTAGAGGTGTATTTCAAAGAGCAGACTCTAAAAATCAAAATGGACGTGTTTATCCATACAAAGTTTTAGATAAAGCAATTCAAGAAGCTAGTGAAAGCTTAATGTCACGCAATATGTTGGGCGAGATGGACCACCCAGAAAACCAATCTCCTACTGTGTCTTTAAAAAATGTAAGTCATGTAATTACAAATTTAAAATTTTCTGGTAATGATTTAATAGGTGAGGCAGTAGTTTTCGATGACCCAGGCCCAGCAGGAACCCCTTCAGGAAGAATGTTAGGAGCTTTAATTAGAAATAACTGTACTGTCGGTATTTCTAGTAGAGGTTTTGGTTCAGTTACTGAGGGTTATGACAGTACCGTTGTAGATGAGTATAAGCTTGTCACTTTTGATGCAGTACATGACCCATCTACACAAAAAGCATTTATACAACCAGTAAATGAAGGTTTAGATTTTAAACGTAAGTTAGAATATGAGTTAGAGCGCAAAAAGTTTATCGATGATTTACGGGATATGTTCAGAAGTAAGTAATTATTTTATATAGGTGAATAAATATGAATATGAAGCAGATTAAAGAACTATTAGCAAATGCTGATGTTCATCAGATTATTGAAGAGCAGATTCAGGCAGCTATAGCAGAATCAAAGGCAGAATTAGACACTGAAAAAACTAAATTAGTAGAACAGAAGAAGTCCTTTGAAAAGGAAGCCTTTATTTTTAAGAAGACTATCTTAGCTAAATCTAATCTTTATGAGACTAAGCTAAAGGATTTTTATGAAGCTAAGTTTAATGAAGCCAAGAAGAAGCTTGGTAAAGAAGTTTACGAATTCATGAATGAATCTGTTAAAAAGATTACTAAAGCTATAGAAGAAGATGTTAAGGCTACCAATACATCTACTAAAATTCAAGAAGCTTTCTCAAAGGCAGTTAGTGAAATGGCTCCCTTTATAAACATAAATGAGCTAGAAGGAAAGAATCAAGCAGACCTTGATAGTATGAAGAATAAGCTTAACGAGTCCCTTAAAAAGATTAAGGTATTAGAAGCAAAAGCATTAATTGGTGATTTACATTCACTAGTTGTCTCAGAATGCTCTGGCTACCCAACTGAAAAAATTGCTTTACTTTATGAAACAGTTACTAAGATGGAACCAAAGAATTTAGAAGAAGGAAAGAAATGTCTTGAAGCTGCTAAACAGGCTTTAAAGGAACGTGAAGTAGAAGCTACTCAGAAACCAGAAGTAGTTGTAACTGAGAGTGTAGTAGATAAGCCTGTAGAAGTCACACCACAGCGTAATAAACTTAAAGTAATTGCCGAAAATCTGGCAACTAAAAAGCAAGAAAAAGAAGTTGTAACTGAATCAAAAGAGTCAAGTGCTTTAGATTATGAGATTTATTTAGGTTAATACCTACTTAAAGTGTAACAAAACTATAATTAATTTTATCCAGGAGATAATTGAATGTTTACAAACCCTGTTAATTTAGAAATGCTAAGTGAGCAACGAGTACGAGCAATTCTTGAGCGTGATGAACAAGCAGCTAAGAAGGCTGGCAAGTCTTCTTTCTGGAAGACTTTTAATGAAAATCTACAGACTGCTATTCCAGATGCTGAATATCGTAATACTGTTTTTCTTCATGCTGTAAAATCACTCCAGTATGCCACCAAGAATCAGCCACTGACTGAAGCAACTACCTCAGCCTCTGTTGCAACTTATAACAAAGCAATGCTTCCAACAATTATAACTCGTGTATTCCCACAGATTGTTGTTACTAAGTTTATTGCTACTCGCCAGCTTGATGTTCCTACTCAGGTAATTCAGACCTTCCGACTTTCTCGTAATACCACTAAGGGTGCTACAACTGCCGGTCAGGAATACATGAACCCAGCTTCCTACAAGCGTTATGGTTCAGGCGCAACACAGTATGAAGATACCACTTCAGGTATTGATGCCAACTACTCAGGTCAGCAGGTAACTGAGGTAGGTGGAACTTCTACTTTATCTGGTTATACTCCCACCTATACTCCGTACATTAGTGGCACTGCTTCAATTGCAGTTTATGATAGTGCTATTCCTCGTAATTCCGTAGTAGTGGCTATTGATAATAGTGCTGGTGTTATGGCTGCAGTTTCCCCTGACAATGTTAATGGCACTGTAACTACTAATGGTTCTGGTGTTCCTTCTATTACCTTCAATCAGACTGCTGCTGCTGCCGCTACTGCTGTTGGTCTTACTATTACTGGAACAGCTACTTTCTCAGTAACCTATCAGTATAATCAGGAACGTAATAAGGCTCTTGGTGAAGTTAGTTTCGTTCAGAGTCTAATCCAGGTTAGCACTCGTTCACGTAAGAACTTTGCTCAGATTTCCGCAGAAGCTATTCAGGACCTTGAAGCTTATACTGAAGGTCGTATGGATGCTCTAAAGGAACTAGTTGGTGGCATGACTGAGTCAATGGCACTTGAAATTGACCTAGAAATGATGCTTGACATGATGGCCAATGCTGGTAAGATTTCTACTTATGATGCTTCTTATCCTGCAAACTCTTTCCGGGGCACTATGTTCCAGAAGAACCAGGAACTAGTTCATAAGATGAACTATCTTGCTAATGATATGAGTATTGACTTCCTTCGTGGTGAGGGTATGTTTGCTGTTACCCATCCCCATGTATTTACACTGCTTCAGAATACTGCCGAATTTAAGATGGCTACTGATACTGGTCATAAGGCTCAGGGTGATTTCAGTATTGATGCTGAGAAGTTTGGTAGCATCAACAACTTCACTGTTGCTAAGGCTCCTCAGTTTCCCCAGTCAGACAAGATTCTCATGGGCTTCACTTCTAAAGATTTAGGCAAGGCTCCATATGCGTACTTTCCCTTCGTGACATATCTTACCCCACCTTCAATTGATGTCCTCTCAGGTGATATTTTCTCAACTGTTGTCGGCTTACAGCAACGTTACGACCATCAGCTTCTACTCGACGGCGCGTACGGTTTAGGTGTTCTCCAGGTTCAGAACCTCTATACATCTGGTTCCACTCCTGCCTCTGATTATGGTGTTGTTTAACCTTAATCCTATAGTAACTATAAGCAAAATGAGGGCCCTTTATTGGGCCTTCTTTTTGTGTGGCTAGGCCTTATGTGACATAGCAAATAATTTTTTATTTTCCCTACACTTTATATCACCATTGCCGATAATATATGTTGGAGGTGCTACATGGTATACCCATCAGATTATGATGTCACATTGTTAAACAGGATTTCATTAACAAAAAAAGCTAAAGACCTAACAAATAATGTTTATGGAAAGTTAGTTGCTTTGTATCCTATAGAAAATACAGGAAAATCTAATACTGGAACTATATTTTGGCTATGTAAATGTTCTTGCGGAAATTATTCTACAGTTATAGGAAGTGCTTTGACTAGTGGAGTAACTGTAAGTTGTGGTTGCTTTGGAGCAGAACAACGAAAAATAGTTAATACTAAGGATATAACTGGACAAAAGTTTAATAGACTTTTGGCATTGGAGCCAACAGAAAATAAGAAAAATGGTGTGACTATTTGGAAATTTAGATGTGACTGTGGTAATATAGTAGAAAAGCCACTTTCAGATGTTAAGAGAGGTAATACCAAATCATGTGGCTGTGCTCATATGGATCAAGCTAAGGCTCAGGGTATTTCAAATAAGAAAGATATTACAAATCAAAAGTTTGGTAAATTAACAGCTATTAGTTCTTTGGATAGAAGAACTGGTGGAGGATACTTTTGGAAATGTGTATGTGACTGTGGAATAATCACTGAAGTTAATATTTGTAATTTATTAAGTGGTGCTGTTAAATCTTGTGGATGTCTAAATAAGGAAGCAACACAGAAACGTTTTATGGAATATAGACTATCAAAAGGACAACCTGCTGATATTTTAATGTCAACTATTAGAGAACATATTTCAAGTATTATAAGGCCTGTTACTAGATTAGTTATGAAATCGGATGGTTATAAATGTGCTATCTGTAATAAACAAGGAGGAGACTTGTATGTTCATCATATTACTAAAAGAGCAGAGGATATTTCATTGGCAGCAGAACCTACTAATCTAATTACTTTATGTAAACTACACCATGGACAGGCCCACTGTAATAACTTTAATGGTGATGTAGATATGGAGTTTGCTGAGTATTTATCTAAGGTAGCCTCACTTAGAGAGTCTACTAATCCAATAGACTTGTTAGTTATAGATGAGATTAATACAAATATTCAAAATTATTTAACAGAACTTATGGAGAACTAATCTAATGTCTGGAAAACCAAAATCTCTTCTTGGTAATGTTTATGGAAAGCTAACTGTTGTTAAGCTTTCTGATAAGAGATATCAACGTAAAGCTATATGGGAATGTCTTTGTGAGTGTGGAAAAACTACAGAAGTTGCTACAGGCTCATTAGTTTCTGGAAATACTACTTCATGTGGCTGCTATAGGGATGTTATTAGAAAAACCTTTAACAAATCAGCAATAGTTCAAGTGGCTCCAGTAATACCAGTAACAGCTACTGATACTTTTTATAGTGATATTATTAAACTATATCCAAATCTAACATTTACTCTCAAAAATATGAAGTTTGGATTATCAGCCTTACTTGAAGAAAATAGTAAGCTTGCTATTACCTTTGTTGAGCTAAGTAAGTTTCATCAAGAAATTCTAGTATCATCAGGAAAGTGTAAAACTTATGCTGAGGCTAAGAAAGTAATTATTTCAAATATGGAGGAACTTGTTAATGACGGAAATCGTGTTCTTACAGTGTTTGAAAACGAATGGGAGTCCAAAAGAAGTAAGATGATTAACTTCTTATCTTCAGCACTTAAACAAAATAAAATTACAGTATTTGCCAGAAAATGTACAGTAAAAGCAATAACTAAACAAGAAGCAAATGAGTTTTTAAAAGAAGAGCATATTCAAGGGCCTGCTAATTTATCTTATCTTTTTTATGGGCTATATGATGTAAATAATGTCTTAATTGAAGTTGTATCATTTGGAAGACATCACCGTGCGCAAAGTATCTGGAATTCGCCTACCACAACTGTATTAGATAGATTGGCTATAAAATCAAATTATAATATTCCAGGTGGCTCAAGTAAGGTTTTGGCCTTTGCTGAAAAAGATTTAAAGTCTAAAGGATATAACACCGTTGTCTCTTGGGCAGATAGAAGAATAAGTCAAGGTAATCTTTATAATGTTTTAAACTTTGAATTATATGCTACTTTACAATCCGATTATTCTTATTGGTGTTCTGTGGAATCGGCTAAGGAAGGCAAATGTATTGTTAGAGGAAAGCAATCAAATAAAAAATGTAATCTTCATGGTATTCTTCCAACACAAACTGAGCTCGATTATACAAGAGATGTGCTTTTTCAATTCCGCGTCTTTGACTGCGGAAAGCTGGTTTATGTTAAGTATATCTAATAGGAATATTGTGATATGAAAAAGTGTAACTTAGAAGTATGTCAAGAATTTGCCCTTAATAAAGATGGTAAGTTAATATCTACTGAGTATATAAATGCTCTCACAAAAATGTCATGGGAATGTAAAGAAAAGCATCAATGGGAAGCTAACTGGAATAGTGTTCGTCAAGGAAGTTGGTGTCCTTACTGTGCTTGGAAGGTTAAAAAATGTAATATAACTGAATTACAAAAATTTGCTAGAAGCAGAAGTGGCAAGTTAGTATCTATTAAATATATAAATAGTAAGACTAAAATGTTATGGGAATGTGAGGAAGGGCATCAATGGGAAGCTAAATGGACAGATATTAAAAATAAAAAAAGTTGGTGTCCCTACTGTTCAGGTAGTGTTAAACCTAATATAACTGAATTACAAGAATATGCCATAAATAAAGGTGGCAAGTTAGTCTCTACTGAGTATATAAATAATATTACTAAGATGTTATGGGAATGTGAGGAAGGGCATCAATGGGAAGCTAAATGGACAGATATTAAAAATAAAAAAAGTTGGTGTCCTGGGTGCTCCTCACTTAAACCTAATATAACTGAATTACAAGAATATGCCATAAATAAAGGTGGCAAGTTAGTCTCTACTGAGTATATAAATAATATTACTAAGATGTTATGGAAATGTGAAAAAGGACATGAGTGGAAAGCCAATTGGGGCAGTATTAAAAATAGTAATAGCTGGTGTGCTATTTGTGCTAGGAAGGCTAAACCTGATATTATAGAGCTACAAAATTTTGCTAAGAGTAAAAAAGGAAAATTGTTATCCACAACTTATATAGATAATAGTAATAAATTATTATGGGAATGTAAAGAAACACATCAATGGGAAGCTAATTGGGGCCATATTAAAAATAGTAATACTTGGTGTCCTGAATGTGCTTCCTTTAAGACAGAACTTAGATGTAAGGAATTATTAGAATCTAAGTTTGGTTTTACTCTGACTAAAACAAGGTTTTTGTACGATAGTAAAAGATATGAATGGGATGGCTATAATGAAGACCATAAAATAGCCTTTGAATATCATGGTTATCAGCATTATATCTATCCAAATTACTTTCATAAAACAGAAGAACAATATTTAAAAGCTAGGCAACGTGATATAGAGAAAGTTCAATATGCTAAGGAAAATAATATAAAACTAATAATTATTCCATACACAGAAGAAAAGAACTTAGAACAATATATCGAGGAGATTACAGTATGATAAAAATAGCCTTTGCTGGAAATATGAGGAGCGGTAAGGATGTTTCTGCTACTTATATTAAACATAATTATATTAAAAATGCCGAATTGTTCTCATTTGCTGAGCCCATATACGATATTTTACATATGGTTCAAGATAATTTAGGATTTAAACAAGAAAAAAATAGAGTGTTTTTACAATTTTTAGGTGATTGGGCTAGACAACAGCAATCTGATATTTGGGTATCTAAATTAATAGATAAAATGAAATGTAATACAAATTCTATATTTATCACAGACTCTAGATATCTCAATGAACTTATTAAATTAAAAGAGGAAGGTTTTATTGTTATTAGAATAGTAGCTAATGAGGATGTAAGAATTAGTAGGGGAGCAACCAATATGAACCACTCTTCAGAATTAGAGTTAGATTTCTTTACTGATTATGATTATATAGTAGATAATAATTCATCATTTGAGAATCTATATAGCCAATTAGATAGCATTATAATTAAATATATGTAGGGAGTAAATATGTTTTTAAATTGGCTAAGTAAGGTTTATTCAGATGATGTGTCTGCTAGTTTTGGAAGACTTATATCAACAGCTGCTTTTGCTATTATGATTCTGCTACATATTGTGATATTAATAAATCCATGGAAAATATTTACTAATTTTACATATGTTGGTAAGTTTACTGATTATTTATTCTATCTTACAATTGGTGGCTATTCAGTATCTAGTATCAAGGAAATTGCTCATGTAATATTTGCTAAAGTTGGAGTAAAGCCTGATGAAGTATAAAAAGAAACATAAGCCCTTGTTTACCTATATAAAGGGTAGACTTAGTCCAGAACACTACACAAGAATTATACCAAATAAAAAGAAACTAGAGGAGAATAAAAGGAATACAAAATGGGAGATAGATTAGCTACAACAAATACTTGTGTTAGTATTGGCTTTATTTTTGGAAGGCTTACAGTAATTGAAAAAGTTGGCTAGAAAATTTTATTAAAGAATATAAGGATAAAAGAAGTAATTAATTTATATGTGTTAGACTAATAAGTAAAGTGATATACGTATTATTAAGGAGTTAACTACAATGTCTTCAAGTTTAATGGGCTGGACGGCGAACACTCAAGAACCTAAACGCTTAAACCGGTACGAGTTATTACTAGACGATAATTTAAGACTGACCTGTAAGAGTGTAACAATACCACAAATATCAGTAGAAGAGACTGATATACATAGAATGCATACTTACTATAAAGTAGCTGGTTCCAAAATTAGCTATAGTGATGTGACTTGCGTGTTCTACGACTTCACAGATAGCTCAGCACTTACTTCTATTGAAACTTGGCATACTTCTATTTTTGATGTCTCTACTTCTTTAATGGGCTTTCCTTCTGCTTATAAGAAAAATATAACCTTACTAATGTATGGTCCTGACCACTCAGTAGTTGAGTCTTGGGTATTGGTTGGTGCTTGGCCTAAGAGTTTTGCTAGGAAAGATTTAAGCTGGGAAGATAAAGATGGTCACCAGGAAATCACTTTAGTATTAGCTGTAGATGAAGTGACTATAACTACTTCTTAATGAAAGAATTATATAGTGAATTTGGCTGATAAACAGTTTGAGTTTTTAACAGCTTTAGAAAAATGCCACATAAATAATACAGCTATTGCTACAAATGATAATATGTTTGTAGCAATATTTTTATATGTCAATAAAAAATAACACAATACAATAAAAAAGTTTAAAAAGTCTTGTGAAATATAATATGTAATTAATTTATAGTTAGTGGTTTATCAGAGGTTTATTTAGTAATATTTTGTAAAGGTTAGAACTATGAGCACTTACGTATCACCTGGTGTATATACTGTCGAATTAGATTTATCAGCCTATGTATCAGACTTATCAACTACTATTGTGGGTATGGTTGGAACTGCTAGCTCTGGTCCAACAAATTCCCCAACCTTAATAACTACTCAGGCTGAATTTGTAAGCACTTTTGGTAAAGTTGATCCATCGGATTATATGGGTTATGCTGCCATGGCTTATTTAGAACAGGGCACTATGTTATGGGTTACTCGGGTAGCCTCTAGCACAGCTTCCTATGCTTCTGAAGCTATGTTTTTACCACAAGGATATACTCAATATACTGGAACTTGGACATTAGCTGGACAAACTAGCTCTACTCTTACCTTTAATCTAGCTGACTTACCAACAGTTTCTGGTCCTGGATGCACTATAGTCTTACCTGCTGATACTTCAATACCTTATTTCGACCCAACTGATACTACTAATACAGCACATGCTAATGGAAAGTTAGGTTCAGATTTTTCTACCCTAGCTACTTTGGGGGCTAACTCTCCTGTTCTAGGTGTTCCATTTACTATTTTAACAGGTGCAGGAAAAAATACTACTCCAACTATAACTGGAGTAGGAGTATCTGGCTCTATCCCACAGGTATCACTTTCATTAAGTGCCTTTGCATCTTCTAATTCTCCTGCTACTGCTCTTCCTAGTGGAACTATTGCCTTAGCTGTTCCTACTACTTGGACAGCACCTTCTACAGGAACTGGTCTCATTACTGTAGGTTTAACCTCTACTAGTGTTCCTATAAATTTAGTATATACTTCAGCTAGCGGAACTACTTTACTAGAGCATGTTCAGGCAGGCACTTTTAGTAATTCTGATTTAGAAAGTCTACTATCAGTTACTCCTTCAACAGGCACAGTTACTTCTTATAATATAGAAGTTCCTATTTTTGATCCCACAGTTTCTGGAAATAATGCAAATACTCTCGCAATACTTAATGCTACATTAACTGCTTTACTGGCTTTAGTTAACTCTACTACAGCTCCCACTTCTGGTTCTCCTAACAGTTTATTATTCTATAATAACTGCAGAACTTTGCTACCTTCCTCTACAGTATATGGTATTGGCTCAATAACTTCAGGAGGTAACTCTGAGGGATTTAGTGCTGTAACTACTAACTTAGATGCTAATGGAAACATTCTGCAACTTAGACTGGCTTCATTAGTAGCAGGATTTTCTGGAGTATTTAAATACTCAACACAAACCTTAGCAGTTAGTTCTCATATAGTTTCTACAGACCAGATTCTTACTGGAACTTTTGCTGTTGGTTATTATAGACCAAGTTGGAGTATGGTGACTTCAGGTAGTTCTTATGTACCAACTGTTATTAAGTTTACAAGTCTAGGAGAAACTGATGATTCAGATACTTCAATTACTTTAAGTATGGTTGCTGGGGATATTACCAGCACTAGTGAACAAAACTACACTGTCAATATATATTCTAGAACTGCTTCTTCCTCTATATCCACTTCATCAGTAAGACTCTCTGATTTTACTTTAAAGGAATCTTACTATGGTACTATAGAGAATATTCAATCTCAGATGGCCTCTTCATCTAGAATAGCCCTTCTAAAAATAGATTATACTACAGTTGATATTCTAAATATTACTACTGGTACATTAACAAATAATGGCGATAATTTAACTTGGACTCCTGGTTTCCTGCTTTCTGAAACTAGTTCTGGAATTACAAGTGGAACAAATTATATATCAACTACTAGTGGTTATAATAAATCATTAACTGGATTTTTACTGGGTGGTTCTGTGGGTTCTGCCATAACCTCTTATGATATTATAGGTGATGGTGTTTCCACTGGATTATACTCTTTTAATAATGCTGGTACAATTGATATAAATATATTAGTTGCTCCAGGTTGGTCTGCTGATCCAGGTGTTTCTGCTGCTATGGTAACTATCTGTGCTGCTCGTGGTGACTCTATAGCTATTATAGATACTCCTTTTGGACTAACTGTACAGGAAGTAATTTCTTATCGTAATAATATAGCAAATATAAATAGCTCTTATGCTGCTATGTATTATCCATGGATTAAGATAGCAGATTCTGTTAATAGTAAGAATGTGTATGTTCCACCTTCTGGAATGGTAGCAGGACAGTATGCATATAATGATAATGTTGCTGATGTATATTATGCTCCAGCAGGTATTAATCGTGGTATGTTAACTGATGCCCTATCAACAGAAAGAAAGTTCTCTCAGGGGGATAGAGATGCCTTAGCTTTGGCTGGTATTAACCCTATTGTTAATGAACCTTCTTATGGCATTTATATTAAGGGTCAAGCAACCTTACAAACTGCAAGTACTGCTTTAGATAGAGTAAATGTTAGACGAATGCTACTTAATCTTCGTAAAGTCATTGCTACTGCTTCAGTTACTTTTGAATTCCAGCCAGGTAATTCTACTACAGCCTATCAGCTAAAGCAAGTTGCTGATACCTTACTAAGTGCTAAACTTAAAGCAGGAGCTATACAGTCTTACACTATTGATGTAGGTCCAGATGTTAATACTGCCCTAGTATTATCAAATAACCAGTTAGCAATGGTAATTAGTATTGTTCCAACTTTAGCAGCAGAAATAATTGTGGAGACCTTCCAAGTTATGCCACAAACTGGTCTTACCTCATCTACTACTACTGTTTCTTCAACTTCTTAATAGCTTATTATAGTTAAATGTAAAGGACCTTATATTTTAGGTCCTTTATTTTTTTTGAATTAACTTTATAAGGATATTGTATGTCTGATAGTTATATTTCTGTAGCAGCTTCGTCAACTACTTCCTCTGCTGCCATCTCTTCTACTACAGCAGCAACAGACTTACAAGCCACAGCTACACCAAGTAACTCTCCATCAAGTATTACCCAGCAGAGTTCTGGATATTATAGTAACCTAACATCAAGTTCTCCAACACTAGGAACTGGAGTTAGTGCTGGTGTGGCTTCAGGTGCCTTAGCTGCCTTACCTATTGGATTTAAGACTAGTGTATCAGAAATTGCCGATTTTCAATTAGGAACCTATTTAAGTAGAAATGGAACAGTTAGCGGAAGTACTGGTTCAATAATAAATGGGGTTATCAATTTTATAAAATCGGGTAATTCCACCACTACATCTGATTCTATAAATAATCAAAATTTTAAAATATCTTCTACTTTTATTCCAATAGTTATACAAACTGAATTTAACTTAGCAGGAACTAGTAATACTTCCACAACTACTTCACCTTCTCCTTTGTATATTTTATTTCAGTCTACACCTGATAGTATTTCTTTTTCAAAATCAGCTAACTGGAATCAAAAAGATTTTTATGGCAGACCAGAGCCAGTTCAAATCTTTGCTTCTTCTAGTCCAGTAACTTTTTCCTTAGCAGGTACTTTTTTTGCAGACAGTGCTGGTCAACTATCAGAAAATATAAATTTAGAAAAACAATTATTTGCCTTGGTAACTCCTTCAAAAAATCATTTTATGCCTTCACCTGTAAAAGTTAAAATAGGTAATTGGAAAGCTTTACGTTGTATAACCACTAGTATGTCAATAGATTTTCAAGGTCCTTGGTATGTTCCAGTAACCTCCTCAACCTCGTCTGGCTCTTCTTCTTTATTATCACATTCTCCCTATATTTATTATGTCACATTTAATTTTACAGTAACTAGCCAACAAAATTCAGTTCAATATGCTGAGGATATTGTTGATTATGGATTTAATGGAGGAATAGAGCAAACTAACTCCTCTACATTAGGTGAGTATAATACTTCCTTTAATCCAGTATTAACTTCTCCTGATTTTTTTGCTGGAAATTCTACAGCTACCTATGATGATTCTACTGGAGAAATAACATATTCTGTGGTAGGAACTGCTGGAGGTGTTGGAACAGTAATTACTCAGTCAGGACAGTTTAATACAGCACAGTATTTACAGAATTTAGGGTTACCAACTACAGCTAATAACTCACAATCTATAGCTGCTTTGGGCAGCATAACTTCAGGATTAACAGCAGTTGTACAAACTACTATTAATAAAAATTATGGCTCACGTATATCTAAAGCGTTAGGAAGTTAATATTTATGGCAACAACTTCTTCTAGTGATTCTTCCTCTCAAGTTACTTCAGCAACTGCTTTAGCTGCTTTACAGACATTTTATAAAAATTTTGTAAGCAATAATCAACAAGTAATCGGAACTGATGTTACTTCTACTAATACTTCATCTACAAATTTAACCTCTACATTACAGACAGTTAGAACTAATAACATTAATGCTATAAATACATTATTAACTTCTCTAATGGGTTCAGAAGCAGCACAAGCAGCAACTCAGTCTGCTCTAACTACCTCTTCTACAGTAAACCCAGTATTACCTACCTATAATACTAGGGTACCATACACCGAAATATATTTAAATGGAGCAAAGGCTGTTCCATTAATACCACAAGCAAATGTATCTGGGGTTGATATCTCTCCAGATAATTATTTTAATTCTTTACAAATAGAAGTATTATTTGAAGATTTAGAATTATCTATGCCTATGGGAGGTGTTAATAATACCATTACAGGCACCTTAAAACTTTTTAGTAGAACCCCAATTGAATTATTAGCTTTTATAACAGACGGATTAAATGACCAATCTTCAGATATATCAGATACCACTCCAGGATTACCGGTCTGTGAAATTAAAGTTGGCTGGAATATTGCTGACGGTACTACTACAGGTACACAGATACGTTCTCCAATGATGTCTTTTTTAGTAACTAATATACAAATGACAGACCCTGGAAAAACTATGGGTTCTGAATTTACTCTAACATTACAGGATGCTGGGTCTGCCTGTTTACAAAATTCAAGTGCTACATTGGGAATATTATCAGATTATCCTCAGCAACAATTGAGACTACTTATAGAAAAAGTTATAGGATTACGATTATTTACATTAGATGATTTATTACAGTTAGGCTCTAACTCAAGTAATACCTCTAGTGGAATTTCTACTTCTTCATCTACCTCTTCTCAATATTATAATGAAACTTTTTTCGTTAATCCTCAGTCTGCCCCATTAAGAATAAATTCTAATAATTTAGAAAATACTATAAATGAATTATTAGAGTATATTTATTGTAGATGGTATCCAGTAAATAACGCTAATTTAAATACAGCTATATCAGATGCTTCCAGTGCCACAGCTAATATAACAGCTTTACGACAGCAATTCAAAAATGATAGCAGTATTCAAAAAATATCTGATATAACTCAGTTAAATAGTAATGCTGTAAAATTAGCTAATTGTTGTATTTTAATTTGGGTGCCTTATTTTCCAGCAAATATATATACTTCATCTAATAATGTATATTTACAATCTAGTGATTTAACAAATACGGGTGCTTTTGTTATGTTGCCTAAATATACAGAAGATATTTCAATAATGGCAGCTAATTTACCTGTAATATATGGTCCAGGAGGGTCGTCTATACCGTATTTTTATGGTGGCGGAGAAAATGTATTTCAACGATTAGCCCAAATAAATAACTCATATGGTGCTTCTGGAATCTCTAATACTGTAGGTGAAGTATTAGATTTAACACTAAATTTTAATGATTATATAGCCGTAATGAAAAATAATTATGATGAAGAAGTATTCGCCAGACAAGATGGCGTTCCTATAAATGCCACTAATGGTACTGTAAAACTATCTTTAAATAAAGTGTCAAGTTCTTCTCAATCAGCTCTCACAACAGCTACTATTATAAAGAAATTACAAGGACTGGGAATAAATACAGCTAATGTAACTCCTGAACAAGCTTTAGAGATTTGGAGAACTTCTTTAATGAAAAAATTCAAAGTAATTAAAGGAAGATTTAAAAAAGGATTAGCAGATAGAAAACTATATGCTGGAGATAGTGATGCTATTCTAACTGCTGGAGTAGGGGCTAATAAGTCTTATTTTAATGCTAATAACATTTATAAATTTTCTTATGATAAATTATCTGAACGATTAGGTACTTTTTTACAGTATCCACTAACTATTGGTATGACTGTATTAGGTGACCCGTATTTATTGAGACAGGGTATTGGGGTTTTTGAAATAATAAACTATTATCCAACTTCTGATGGAGTTTCTTTTAAGTTTAATCCAATGGTTAGTGGTGTTTATTTTCCTCAAACTGTTATACATAGAATTTCTTTAGGAGATTATACAACTGAAATACGAGCAGTTAAAGTTCCTAATGACGTATCTAATACAGCTACTCAAAGTTATAGTAGCATATTAACTTCCTCTAGTTCAACCACTACTTCTGATAATTATACATCTCTTATAGATGATATAATGACTGTAAACTTAGAGAGCCTGTCTTCTCAGGGAAATTCTAAACTTACAGTACCTGCTACTAATACTAGTAGTTATTCATCTACAACTCAATCTCAAGCTCAGGTTTTAACTAGCACTTTACTGACAGGGTCTTTGAAAACTCAGATGGATGCTGCTTTTGCTGAGTTTGCCTCTTTAAATTCAGCTGTTCAAAATCCAACAACATCTTCTAATACTACTACAACAAGCACTAATGGCACTACTACAACAACTACAACAGCAGGGGCCTCGGTAACAACTACAACTACTACAAGCAATGGCACTACTATAAATACTGGAACTAGTAGCTAATATTTGAATTAAGTTTTAGAAATTAGGTAGATTAATGGCAGATACTCCAACACCAAATTCAGAAGGCTCGGCTGGAAAAGAAGCTTCTTTTTTGAAGGCCTTTGCTAGAGTTGGTATACAAATAGATCCAGCAAATGAACAGCAAATTAAGAAGGCTTTAACTCCTATAGCTAAATATATGTCTGATTTTAGTAAAACCACAGACATGAAAAATACTTTTTTTGGTAAGCTTCCAGGCATAGGAAAAATGTTGGATAATCTAACTCCAAGTAATGTTAGATTTGTTAAACAAATGTCAATGATGGGTGCAGTATCAAAGGCTGGGGGAGATAGTAACCAAGAATTTTATAATTCATTAGGTTTTATAGGAAAAGGATTAGCAAGTACTGTAGGTAAAATTTATCTTATGTCAGATTCTATAGGAGTTTTGGCAGGAGCTGTAAATGCTTTAGTTACGTTTGGTTTTGGCTTGCTATTTCAAGGATTGATACTAGTTTTACAAGGTCTTAAAAATGTTATTGGAGCAGCTATAGAGTGGCAGGATGAATTAAATGAGTTTAGTAAGATGATGGGAGGTATTGCTAGTAGTAGGATTAGAATGTTTAATAATGAAATAAATAATAATTTAAAATCTTTAAGTGGGTATGGATTTGCTTTGGGTGATACTTTAGCCTCTATTGGAGGATATATTAAGAACGGATTAAATCCAGCTATTGCTACTAATGTTAGTCTAACTAAGGCTACTCTACAGCTCAGTACAGTTACTGGAGAGTCTGCTGATTCTATGGCCTCATTCTTCTCAGGAATAATGAGAGGTTCAGGACTCACAGTAAATTCTTTTCAGAATATTGGAAATTCTTTTACTAAGTTTAATAAGTCTGCTGAAATGTCAGGTAAGATAGGGACTATATCTTTTGATGCTTTTAAAGAAGCTATAAACTCTGTAGGAACAGCTCTTTTGATAGCCTCAAACAAAGGTGAGAAATTTACAGAGCATTTAACAGCAGATTTAGCAGGATTAGCAGGATTAGCACAGGCTCTAAATATATCAGTTAGCACTATTAACTCAAGTTTTGAACAAGCTGGAAATTTAATAACTTCTCAGGAATCTGGTTTTAGAGCTATATTGGCTATATCTGGTGGAGCTAACATAAGTGATATGCTAAATAATCAGTTTAATAGAACTGATGCCATGTTAAAAATCTCAACTAAATTAGAGACTTTAAGTAAGCAATTTGGAGGAAATTTAAATATATTGGGACAGGTTGCTGAACAGTCTTTTGGAATGTCTAAGGATATGGCTATTAAACTAGCCACTATGACCGGAGCTCAGAAAAAGGCATTAGAACAAGCTAAGCAAGATGCAGAATATATGAAGTCTGGTGGATTAGAAGATTCATGGAAAAATGTTACTGCAACTTTTACCTCAGTATTTGATAGATTTAGAAATACCTTATTTAATATGTTCCAAAGAGCAGTGTCAGGAAATTCAGGTATTCAGAAGTTATTAGACCACATGGGAGAGACTTTACAGAGATATTTAATACAATTATCTAATCCAGGTTCTCCAATAAGTAAAATGGTAACTGGCTTGGGTAATTTTATCGAGAAGGTATTTAGTGGTGCTGATAGTTTCTTTACTAATTTGATTCCTTGGATAAATAAGTTCATGGGTTGGGTAGGAGATATTTTCAATAAGCTTAGCAACGCAAATGGATTTCTTGGTGTTTTAAAGGTTATTTTTTGGGATGCTTTAATTCATCCATTACTTAAAGTTTTAATGCTTGGCGGCCAAATAATTGCAGATGCCATTACCTATGCCTGGAAAACAACTGCTCCTTCCTTACTTGGTGGAGATAAATCTTATGCTACTAATACTGGAGGTCTTGGAAACATTTTAAAAATGGATGTTACAGCTGCTTTTGGTCCATTAGATATAGCTAATAGAAATAATACACTAGCTGTTAATCAAAATACTAAAGTGATTGCTATGTCAAATAAATTGGCAGCTATAGCGAAAGAAAAAGAAGATTTATCAGGATTTAAAGATACTGATTTGATAATAAACAAAGAAGGACAATTTAGCTTAGCTGGGATGGAGCGTAATAAGTTAGATACAGCTCAACAGGCCTTAGATGTTCAACAGCAAACTGCGGATAATACTAGCACAACTAATGATAAATTAGATGTAGTAATACAAACCCTTCAAGGAAAGCAATTCGCAAGTATTTCAGGAAATGAGAATACTATGAGGAAAGCTGTACCAGCAATGACTCCCATAGCTACAGCAAGCTTTTTTCAAGTAGGTAAAGGAAATTAACTAATCTCTTATGCTAATTAAATAAAGGACACAATATATGCAATATCTAATTCAAAATACTTCAACAACGTTAACTCTAATGTTAGAGTCTAGTTCTCAATGGAATAATTTAATATTAAAGCCAGGAGATATTCAGCCAGTCTCTGAAGCAGCTTTGGCACAGATAAATGCTTCTGGATTTTCTAATACTGGCGGTCTAGTTCCAGTGGGTGCTTATACGGTTATTGGTCCCACTATTGATACAAATGCTCCTGTTGCCATAACTACAGCTCTTCCAGGAGTCGGTACATGGTCATTGATAACTCTGGGCAAATTCTGTACTAATTTTCAATTTGTGACTACATCAACTAATTGTTTAGTATCTTTCTCTGGATGGATTTCACCAAATACAACTCCTCCTACAATTTATCAAATTCCTATAATTCCAGATACAACAAATGATGGACAGGCATTTACTTTAAATATGGTAATGGATTCTAGTAGAAGCTTTTATGTTTCCGGTACTGGTTCCTTAACAATAATAGGCAATTAAGTTTAGAATTATTTTAAGGATAATAGATGTATTCCCCTACTCCAGTATTATCAGATATTTTATATTACACACCTACAGATACCTATAATTACCTTACTGATAATAGACCTTTATATCAAGTACAATCTAATATTGAGGCAGTAGCTGGCTCGTTAGCTGGTATAGGCTATGGTGAACATGCTTCAGTGTCTGGTAGTGCCTTATCTCCAGGTAGTGGAGTAGAACTGCTCTCAAGTGGTTTAATTAAGTATCCAGACTCTTCTACTGGAATCTCTTCAGATTCTCCAGCTATTTTAGGTTTAGTAATAGGTTCCACAGGTGCTGGTTTAAGTAAAGTTATTTGGAATGCTGGATTACTTGATTTAGATGTATTAGGCTTATCTGGTATATTACCTAATGGAACTACTCCAGGGCAGTATTTACTAATATCTCCATCTTCTTCTGCTAATAATATTGTTTTATCTACTACCTACTCCTCTTCTAGTTTAGTATTAGGCACTGTTGTAAGAAATAATTATATTACTGTTGGTGGACAAAATACAAATCAAGCCATCTCAGTTGACCCCACACCAGAAGTAAATGCACTTAATAACTATGCAGTAACAAGGAAGCGTAACTTTGCTTTATTACAGGCTGCTGGAGCTACACCAGTACAGTTTACAAAGAATACAGTATATCAAAGTAGTATTTCTTCTCAAATGAATCCTTTAAAAATAGCTTATAATCCAGCCACTTCTCAAGTTTTAGTTGATAGTACTAATGATGCCATAGGAAGTGGTATAGTTTATGATACTACCCTATCTCCTAACTGGGTAATTATAGAAAGTTATTCACAGTTTTTAAATAATGATGGAACAGATTCAGTAATTTATGCTAATGGGACCTCACTTACTACCAGTTCATGGTCAGCTTTATCATATCCAACTACTTTTACTTTGGGAACAAATTCTGGATTAGAGAATTATGAAATGCAAGCAGTTAATGGTGGTTTAGACTTTACTCTTTCTACTAATTTAGCTACTTTTAAAGGCTTTCAAATTAATAAGTTCTATCAATATGCCAGAGTAACTTCATTAACTAATCCGTTATATGGTAAAGTAACTGCTACCGTTACAGTATATGATGCTAAATATAATGGAAATTCTAATCTAGGTGGTGAGTCTATTAGAAATATAGTTTGTGATTTTTTTGTCTACGATAGTTTAGGAAGACAAATAACTCAATATAGAGCTATTTTATCTGGAACAGCTGCCGATAATCTATATGCAAATACAAGTATATTTAGAGCTAATATAACAACTCCTTCTATTTATTAATATGCCGTAATTTTATAGTTGAGTAATATGACACAACATCAACAAGCTATTCTACCTTCTTTTTCATTAGCTGCTTTTCTACCTCCTTACCATGAAATAAGGCTACCATCCTCTGGTTTTTTTGACCCAGCAGTGCCTGAGAACATACATGTAAGAGGATTAACAGTTAAAGAATTAAAAAATTTAACTGCTACAGGAAGATTAGATAATAAGGTATTTGATTCTACTTTAACTTCTTGTATCCAAGAACCTATAAATTTACAGCTTTTATCTATGGAGGATTATAACTATATAATTTATATGATTAGATTATACAGTAATGGTTCTAAGGTAAGTTCTCTTAAATCGTGTGATAATAATAAATGTCGTAAACAGTTTAAATTTGATTATGATATTTCAGAAGTGGCCTCTATAACTTATGCCTCAGATATGATAGAGAAAACTAAAACTGTTGAATTACCTAGATTTTTAGAAGAGCATAATTTACATATTTTAGTTGAAGTTAAGAGATTAACTAGAAAGGATATAGTGGAGATAGAGCGTACTCTGCGAATCCAAACAGAGTTAGCAGCTAAAGAAGGCTTTGGTAGAAAAGTATATCCTTTATTAGAATACTTAAAGACATATATAGTTTCAGTAACTGGATTTCCAGTAGAAGTTCCTAAAGACCAATTACTAGAGATATTTTCTGCTAATGATGCTGAGCGAATTACTAATGCTTTTGAGGGCACTAGTAATTTTGGAGTTGTGGGAACTGCACATCCTGAGTGTCCTTTTTGCCATGAAGTAAATGATTACGATATACCATTTACTGATATCTTTTTTCTATAATTACATAGGAGCTGACTACCCAGTAACCTTGGAATCCGTGGATAATTTTGAGGCTATACAGTATTACTTTTTTACTAACTTTTATAGTCATCATTATTTATACGATATACAAGTTCTTTTGCGTTTTTCTCTTAAAATGGAGTATCTGTATACAGAATATATATTGCCTATTGATTTAGTTTATTTACAACAAAGAGCAGAACAGCTGGAAGTAGATAGAAAAAAACAATTTGATGATGTTTCAAAAAAATAGCCTATATTTAGTAGGCTATTTTTATAGGAATTAACTATATGATTAGTTTAACAGAGAGTTCTAAGAAAGTTAATACTTACTCTGGTATTTATGTAATAACTAATATAAAAAACAATAAAAAATATATTGGAAGTGCTAATAATTTTAAACTTCGTTTTGGAAAACATAGAAGATTATTGAGAGCTAATAAGCATCATTCAAGACATTTACAAAGTGCTTATAATATAGATGGAGAATCTTCTTTTACTTTTGGTATATTAGAATTAACTTCTAATTTAGAAGTTAGAGAACAATATTATTTAGATTATTATAAAACTTATGATAGTAGTATTGGATATAATATCAGTCCAACAGCATATAATAATACAGGTATTAAAAGAAGTGAAGAATATAAAAAAAAGAAAGCAGAAGCATACTCTAAATATTGGTATATAGTGACATCTCCAGAAGGTGTAGTAACTAGAACAAAAGTTTTAAGATATTTTGAGATATATGATAATAATAGTAATAGAGTAAATGAGGTTGTAATAAGACATGCCCTTTACTCACTAGCTGCAGGAAAAAGTCCTTCTGAAACTTATTGGGGATGGACTTGTAAATTTGAAGATACTAAATTAAATCAAAAAGCTATTGAAAACAGAGAATATTTAATAAAACAAAAGAAGGAAAACATAATAAAATCAAGACATTTAGTTGGAGAATTAAATAAGAAACAGTGGAAAATCATACACCCAGATGGAATTGTAGAATATGTTATTGGATTAAATGAGATTTCTAAACAGTATAATATAACTAATATTTCAAGAGCAGCTAAGTTGGGTTATAAGACTAATGGTTTTACAATAGAAAAAGTCAATTAATTATAAGGTAATATATAATGTCAAGTAAAGTCACTCTGAATACTGTAAATTATTATAATGCTTCCGATATATACGAGTATAATTCGGACAACAGACCTTTGTATAATATTTCCAGTAATGTTGATTTATTAAATAGTGTCATAGCTTCTGCTGGTTTTTATCAAGAAATATCAGCTGACCCAGAGACAGAACCTGTTGGTGGTTTTTTACCTTTAACCTGTGCTTATGTTGGGTATAATGGACTTCTTCATCCAATAGATATTTCTCAAGCTATTACCGTTATAGATTATGCTACTGTACCTATATATTTGATAACGGCTGCCTTGGGAAATTCTAATTATAAGGCACTTTCCTTTTCCTCTACTATTACAATTTCTAATTTATATAATAGTTTTTTATCTACCTCTACCGGTAATGCTCTAAAAGTTGGACCTGGAGGAGCTTTAGTTGATGAAGTTTATTTTGATTTATATTATTCTGGATATAATTATCAAAATTTATTTGTAGGAAAAATACTGACTTCCAATACTATATCTTTTGGAGGTAATCAGGTTAGCGTATTAAGTGATAATAGATTTATTGCTAAAAATATAAATGATAGCACTACTGGATTACTTACTAAATATATAGATAATAGTGTAACATCAGTATCTGATTTTGGTGTTTTAGTAAATACTACTAATTCAGCATATCCATTTATAGCTTATGTAAATCAGGTTGGGTATGCTTCTTCTGTGGCTTCACTTACAGCCTCTTCTTTCTCATCAACTGTACCAGTATATTTTTCAAGCTCTCAACTAACTACAAATCAAGATGGAACTTTTGCTGTTGCTAATGTTGAAAGTTTATTAGATGAATTACATTTTGCTTCTCCTGCTCTAGCTGCTGACTTATTAAGTAATGATAAGCTCGGAACAGCTGGAGTAAATATAAGAACCTTATATGGGTTCACTCAAAATTATATGCTTCATTCTCAGAATTTATCAACTAATTTAAGTGAGCTTTCTCAGAATATAAGTACTTCTCTTTATTTTAATAGTTCTGCTGCAACTTCTACTATAGGTCTGTTTGCCCAATTTGATGCTATATCTACAAGTTATGGTCAGACAGCTACTTCTATAACTGGTGCTACTTTATCTCCCTTTTTAACTACTACTGCCATGTCCTATTCTCATGGTATTTCTTTTGGAACTTTTAAGAGTAATGGTTTAGGGGCTTTTATAGGATATATAACAAATACTGATACTACTTTAAATTATTTAGATGCTTCTACTTCTAATGTGGTATCTACTTTAGTTGGCAGTTCTACATTATCTATATCAAATAAAAATTCTGCCAACAATGCTATAATATCTTTTGATACTGATATGATAGTTCTTAATACCTCTATAGGAGCTTATTATAAAAATACAGCATCAAACGCCTTAGAAATAACTAATAAAGCATATGTGGATTCTGCTGTAAATGCTCTAACAAGTAGTATAGCAAATATGATTCCATTAGCAGGAAATTCATCTAGTAATCCTATAACTGGAAGCTTATATACTGATGTCACTAGTAATTCAGATTCTTCTACTGTTATGCTATTTAATACAATGTCAGTTACTAATATTGCTAGTGCTAACCCAGTTCAATTTTCGGCATTAACAAGTTCTGGAATTGGTGGCTTACAAACAGTTAGAGGATTAACTACTCAAGATTCTACCTTTAGTAACACTACTGATTTAACTACCGTTTCTTGGGTTAAATGGTATGTAAGCACTAACACAATAGTTGGGCCAGCTATTTTAGCTAACAACCAAACTTTTACTGGAACTAATACCTTTAATAATACTGTATCTTTTACTAATGATAATCCTATAATTATAACTAGCCCTGATAGTCCTGTTAGTCAAGCTTCTATAGTGTGTAATTCAGCCTCTTTACTTTTTAATGCTAATAGTACCTCTACTTTTAGACTTTACATGGACCCTGCTATCACTCTTACCTCTTCAGATGCTGCCAACTGTATTCTAAATAAAGGATATTTAGACAATAATTTAGATACCTTAGTAGAAAATATTTTAGGTCCTTCAATATGTGCTTCTTGGAGTAGAGCTAATGTAAACTTAAATGGGTCACAGTCTTACTCTAATACTACTTTTGGAGCCTCACAAAGTCCCACTAATTGGGTTTCAGCAGTTAATCCTACATCAGATTATGATAATGGCTTTATCACTTCTACTACTTCTTACTTTACCTATAACAATGATGGTTCATATACCTTTAATGGTCTAAATTCAGGAACTGAAGGTGCTGTTTTTCACATAGATTTAAATCTATCTAATCCAACAAGTTATAAAACCTTTATTTTACAATCTGTTATACTTAAGGTAGATAGTTCTAACACGATTTATGTTTTAGATTCTAGATATGAGTCTGCTACAGCTAGTGGGTCCTGGTTTACTTTAGGAACTTCTTTCTCCACAACTGTATTTTTAAATCCATTAGACAAAATTTATTTATTAGTAGGAACTACTTCTTGTAGTGGTGTAAACAGTACTGCCTCTATTGTAAGGATAAGATAAAATGACTGTAAGACATAATAACACTTCACAAGAAGCAGAGATATCTTCATTTAATCCACTACTACAAGATGAAAGTCCTTATTATAAAAATATTAACAGAGCTCCTAAAAATTCTTACGATTATGCTGATAGTATAAATAAAACTTTCAGTTATAGTGGATGTGTTAGTAGAGTATTATCATTAGGAAATCAACAATTTAATCTTTATGATATTGTGGCGGTTCTTCCAAATGAGATAATTGATAATGTGAGAACTACTACTCAGACGATTACACGTTATGGAATGGTAGTTACACTTCAAGATGATGAAGGTTATTATGTCATTATAACTTTCTGTCCTAATTTTGTTTATCCTTCTGAAGTTGTATCAGCAATTACGGGCTTTGTTTCTCCTTCTTCTTTTAGCTCTGGGTTAACAATTTATTTAGATACAAATCCAAGTAATACTTCTCCACAAAATAACTATTGGTTAACTACTTCTACTTCAGGTCTTCCAACTCCAGTTATTCAATTAGGAAAAATTACCGGTCCAAACTCTATCTTCTTTTCTGGTAGTTTTAATATATTTTAAGGAGAACTACTTTTGAGACCTGTCTTAAGTTTTACAGATTTTTATAATAGTATCTGGTCCAAAGTACCTGAGGTGTATAGAGATAATGATGTAAATAATGGAAATCCACTTCAAATACTAGTTCTTACTTTGGCACAGAATTTATACTATTCCTTCTATCTAAAAATAGCAGCAATGGATGAGTTATTTAATGTAGACTTATGTCCTCCAAAGTATTTACCTTTCTTAGCTTCTATTGTAAATTGGAATTTAATTGGAACTGATGTGGCTTCTTGGAGGGAGCAGCTTCATGCAGCTCCTATGCTCTGGAAGATTAAGGGTACTAGAAAATCTATTACATTAGCTGAAAAATTAATAGGCTATTCAGTATTTATTTCTGAACTTTGGAGAGACTATGAGGGAGATATAGTTCCAAAAGAAAGAGTATGGAATGCCTTTCCAGATACTGTTACAGTAAAGCCTTGGTTTAGAACGGTTGCCCCAGACATTAAGAATTTATTATATAATGATTCATTTTCTGACCTACTGTCTCCATATAATGAAGGAACAATAGTTTCAAATACTGATTATACTACTGAGTTGTCCTCTACTCCTGAATATAACCCTACAACAGGTGAGGGGTCTAATTCACGCTTATCTAAGGCTTCTAGAATTAATGTAGTCCTTAAAAAAGACTTAGACTTAGATTTTAATACTAATGGAGTTTTTACTGACTCTAATCTGTCTCAAGCAGTTGATTTATTACTTCAATTTAAGCCTTTTCATGTATATATAAATGACTTTTTAGTCATGTATGATTTGACAGACTATCTATTAGGCTCTGATATAGATTCATCAGGAGGCTTTGGTAATTCCTCAAGTGATGCCATTATATCAAGAGAATCTTCGGCTATAAACGTTTCCTTAGAAGATGATACTGATGAACATGTTAAATTTTATAATTTACAAGAGATAGATGTTATTAATGATGTGGAGTTATCAGAAGATGACCCATCATATATAAAAGGTTCTTTAAGAATAGCTAATGAATCCTTTACTTTATCTAATTTAGAAGTTGAGTCTAATATATTCTATTTAACTTCTTTAGGATTTACCTTATCTGGATATTCTGTAAATAGATTGACAGATTCAGGAACTTCTATATGGTCCTCCTCTGATTTTATTTTAGCTTCTAAATCTCCTAATTTTTATACAAACACAGAATTTACTAATGCCTATACAAATATAGCTAATGGTTATATGGTATCAATTAATGCTACCACAAATACAATCTCTGTAGCATTCTCTGGGACTTTAAATTTTATTTCTTCAGGATATGCTGTAAATAATATAATAACCTTATCTGGCTTTATAAACTCAGAAAATAATAATAGTTTTACAATCTCTAGTATCACATCAAATACAATAACTGTGTTGGCCTCTTATTCTCTTGTGTCTGAAACTAGTTTGGATGCTTTTGTTACCAGCACACCAGTATGGTTAGTTTCTTCAGTAGATAATGATATTACTTATACGTCGATTACACCAACTCCTCAATACTCTTTTTATTCCTATCCAACCAATTTATTACATAGCTGCTCTCTTGGGTATTTAGTTAAAGAAGTTGCTTTACAAAATTCAAGTGGGGATGTAACAGGTATATCTATTAATGTTGCTGGAAATGGGTTTTATGATGACACTCTAACTATAGAATCTTCTAGTTCTGAGATTGTATTGAATAGTCCTAATAATTCTCCAGTTTCTTTTGTTGGATATCTTCCTATATATAATAAAATAACTTCTTCTGGAGGAGTTTCTAATAATACTTCATTATATTCTGGGAATAGATTATCAGACCTACTTTCTTGGACTAATGCTCTTTTGGTATCAGATTTATTAGTCTTTGTTAGCTATAACAATATTTTTTATAGATTATTCAAGAAACTTCATTATAATTATGACACAATAAATAAAAAATTTATTATTAATCAATATGCTATTTCATTATTAGTAGGAGACTCTAATCCACAGAATTTAGTATCTGGTTTAGACTTTTATATCATATATCCAAAATTGGAACCAAATTCAGTAATGTACAATAATGATAGTATTACTAGAAATACTAACATAGCTACAAGAAAAGAAAATAAAAAATTTAATAGAATTACTTTTTTAGACAATAGTTCTAATGAAACTTATATTGAAACTACTAGTTATAATCCTGTAATGTATTTTGACTCTTCTACAGGAACTTTATTAGAAGATTTACAAATTACTAGAAAATATAAATCTGATTTAACACCTTTATTCACTAAAGGGTATCTTTTATTTAATGACTCTACTGGAACTTCTAATGCTCCAGTTACAGTTAATCCACTATCACCATTAGATACTGGATTATGGGAAGTTTTCGTAACTCCAACAGAAAATTATGTTGGTTCAGAGCAGTTTAGTTTTGGATTATGGAGTAATTTTTATAATACTGCGGTACAAGAAACCTCTTATTTTCTACCCTACAACAGTATAGATACTTCATCCTCTGCTCAAATAGCAAATAGAAGTTCTTCTAGATGGCAGTCAGTAGTCTCGGCAATTTCTACTACTTACCCAACATATTTCTTTTCCTCTAGAGAAAATATAAGTTCAAGAACTAGTTTGTGGACTAGGGGCTCTGCTTCTACTATTCCAATCCCATATAAAGGAAACAACAGGGCCTCTATTCAAGGTTATAGAGGAGATACCGCTCTATTTACTAGAACTGACTTTATGGGTGATTATAGTATAGCCTTTTCTTCTGATTATCAGGTAGATAATTATAAATATAATGATGTAGATGAAATAGACCAAACTACTATATACAAAAATGGTTCTAGTTCAGATACCTTGGAAGTTGTGCCCCAAACTGAAATTTTAGAAGGAATATTTACTTCCTCTAATATGTTAAAAACTCAAATAAATCCACAACTTTGGAATTCTACTGTTTTATACATTAGTGGTCAGTGTGTGAGTTATTTGAATACAAATTGGCAAGCTATATCTCCATCTATTGGGGTCGCTCCATCATCACCAAGTTGGAATTTAGTGGGCAACTCTAAAATTATATATCCAAATGTCAAAGTATCTTCCCAGTCTCTCATACCCTACACTCCACAATATGAGTTTCCTTTTGATTTTTCTCATAGGGCTTCTTATTACCTAAATTCATCTACTAATTGTAAACCATCTTTTTATGCTAATGCTATTAGAATGGATATAAATCCATATATAGGTAATCTAATTACTGAGTCATTTGATACTTTGGATATAAATATTTCTGGATTAATTACAAATCAAGACTTTTATACTATAACTAGTGAAAATATATCAAATACTACTTTTATTTTAGAGAAACAAAACGTATTTGTAACTTGGAAGCAGATAAATTCGGGTGCCATAGTATCAGTAGGGTCGTCTGCTCCTTCTACTTTTCCTAGTATAGACGTACTTAGAAATGGAATAAAGTTAGTATATGGAGATTATTGGGGATTTTCTACTAGTCCTAATTCAGTATACCTAACACCTGCTTGTTTATTGGCTATAAATGATACTATAGAAATAGTATATGATTCATTAGATTTAACACAATTACCAACTTATCCATCATATACTAATTTAACTGGTGAACTGGTAATTTGTTCCACTAATAATACACAGCATTCTAATGATATTAATACTATATCAGTTCCTTTTGGTGTATCTAATAAGGCATTTCCCCTACAATATACTTTTGAACATAATCCTATTATTTCTTGGTATAGAAGTGACAATGATATCTATATAAGTTCATCAACTGATTTAACTAAGCTTGTTTTAGGAACTGCTAAAGTAGCATTAACTCCAGTGTCTTCTATGTATAGGGATTTAGCCACTCCAGATGTTATGGTCTCCAAAAATGGTATAGGCTTAGTTTATGGGCAGGATTGGAAATTTACTTCTGTACCTTCCGTTTCTAATTGGTCTTATAGAGTAGTATTAAATCAATTAGTAACTCAAGCTCTTCAGCCTTATGATGTAATAAACATAGAATATACAAGTATATTAGGAACATAATTATAACTTATTAATTAAGTTAGTGAGGATTTATGAAAATAGATAAATTAGAGTTAGTTGATTTTGTATTAATGGAAGTAGTTGATATGAGGTCTTCTGAAAGTCAAATAAATGCTTATATAGATTCCCTCTATAAGACTCTATCTAAAATGAGCGTTCTAACTTTTCAACTACAGAGTTATACTAATTCAGATAAGGATGCTTTTAGAGCCCGAAATTCTTCACCATTAATTAACGGTCTTCAGAAGATTAATACTTATTTTGAACAAAAATTACAGCATAAATTTACTACTTTAATAGAATATAATTTAGAAGAATTTAAGAAGGCTATATCAACTGGAAATCCTTTTATTCCAAAATATTCTTGGAATACTATGGAAGATAAAAAATTAAGTAGTCAATATTCTTCTAGTTCAGTCGATATTACTCCAGTACAAGAAGTTCCTCCAAAATATACAGGACCAGAAGTTAAGGTAGATAGAATGATACTTCCATCTGCTCCTCTTGCTGATAGAATCGCATTAAATAGGGATAGGGTATAATATGAAATTACAAGATATATTAAAAGAAAATAACGCAGCTGCCTTTACATCAAATACTGCTCAAACAGCATCTCCTTCAGGCACCACGTCTGCTTCTATTGCTAAATACGATAAAATAGTTGATGATGATCCAGTAAAAAGATTAGCAGACAAGAAAAATAAAGTATCTTTCATGAAATATTCCACCACTAAAAAAGAATGTCCTGGTTGTAATATTATTAAAACACATGGTTGGGATGAAGTTAATCAAGCCACTTCAAAGGCTACTGAGTTAACTTGTCAGATGTGTGGAAAACTACATAAAAAGGGTGATAAATAATATGGTATACATATATAAGAATATAACTAAAACTAGTCAGTTGCTTACTTTAGTATCTAATCAGCATAATTCAGTTTCTCATATTACTGTTGGAGTTGGTGCTACTGTTGAACTTTCATATCCTGGTTTGGATATGTATTTGCCTCATATTTTAGCTAGATTAGATGAAGGAAAAAATAATATAACAGCTACTGTATTACGTAATAATTCTACTGCTGCCAAAGTAACTACAAAACCAGTGGCTAATGTTTCCACTTCTTCTACTTCTCCTACCATAGTTAAACCTGGAATTTATGTTGATAACTCAACTCAAGCTACTACATCAACTTCTGCAACTACCAAGGCAGCTACTAAGACATCTAAGACTACTACTGCTTCAACAGCTACTGTAGAGGTACCAGAAATTAAATCGGAACAAACTGTTGTAGTAGAAACTCCAGCAGAGGCAGCAGCTAAAAAGGCATAAGAATGTATAAACAAAGAAAAAATTTTTCTTTTTTAGATTTTCCTACTATAGCAGAAAGAAAAAACGAAGTTTTAGCATCTAAGACTTCGTTGCTTAGGGAAAATCTAAATATAGATAGCTTAAATGCTCTTTATCAGAATAAAGAAATAGATAAGAATAAATTACAACAACAGCCTAGTGATGTATCTACAACTCCTAGCACTGATTTAAAATTTAATACTTTAGAGGCACCTAAAACTACAGAAGCAGAACTTAAAAAAACTTATGATGGTAGCCTATTATTAGGTATTTCAAAACCTTATAGAATTACATTTACTGATTTACAGCCACAAAATAATGCTCTACCTAATATCCCAGAGAAGGTGGTATCAGAAGAAGTAGAAGTATTAGATGATGAAGTTTTAGCACCTCTTGATAGTAAGGAAAAAGAAACTAAAATAGAAGATGATAAAGTTAAAGAAGTAGAAGAACCAGAAAAAAAGGATAAAGATAGTAAATTAGATTACGATTTTCTAGTAATTTTACCACAATCAGAAATTTTACCAAAAGAACTTATAGCAGCAATAAATAAAGCCGGACAAGGAGTTATAGGCAATCCAATAATACAAGCTATGACCGAACCTCCTATTCCCTTTGGTAAAAATAATATAAAATCTATTGAAGATGATATAGAGGGATATAGTGTGGCAGGAATTGATAATCCTATAGCCCTAAATTTGATGAAAAGTAACAAAAAATAACCGATAATACCTATAGGAGATAGGTATGTCTAAGAAGTATGAGTTGAAAGATTTACAACAATTTGCCCTCACTAAGGAGGGTTTTTGTTTGGCAGCCAGGAAAACCAATATAAAACTAATTATTCTATATACAGAAGAGAAGAATTTGGAGTCTTATATAGAAAATTTAGTGGTATAGTTTATTTTGAATTAATTATAATAAGGATTATAGTATGAATTTTTCAGATGCTCAACCCCTTCGTGGTGAACTTACAATAACTTCAAAAGATAGAGCAGGAAATATCACTATGTTGTTAAAAGACCATAATTTAATAGTCTTAAATGGTAGAAATGATATTGCTAATAGCCTAATAAGTGGAGTATGTCCAATTATAAATACAATTGCGTTTGGAACAGGTGGCACAGTCTCGGGAAGCTCAAGTCAAGTTATAGCAGTACAGCCAACCGAATTAACTGTAATAAATGCTATTCCAAATTTAGTATTAGGTACTGATTTTACTTTTAATATAGACCATTCAGCTATAGATGCTATTTCAGCATCTGTTAGTCCAAAAATAATATATACTATTTTAATTCCAGAAGTTAGTGCTTTAAATGGTTATGGAATTAATGAATTGGCTTTGATGCTAAACTCTACTACTCCTTCTGCTTTTAGTATTAAGCGTTTTTCTACTATCACTAAGTCAAGTTCTATTAGTATAAGTGTAGCATGGAGTCTTTACTTTTAAGTTAGGTAATTCTTAATGTATTATAGGCAAATAGTTCCAATAAAAGATAGGATAGGAAATAAACTTCCTCCTACTACAAATCAGAATACTAGGGTAACTCCTGATAGAGAGAGTATGCTGTATTCTTATCAGAATTCTGTTGAGAGCTCTTATGCTGGCGATATTCGTCATTATGTGTCAAAGTTTGGGACTTATTTAGAAACAAAAAATAAAATTTTTGATTTAAAGCAAAATGCCTATATAGATTTTCCTATAAGATATGCTGCCCCTAATTTGGCATTTTCCACTGATAAAGGAATTACTGGAGCGGAAAAAGAAGCTTCTATAAAAGATAGGATAATTCTTCCAGTAATCTCTTATTATATGACTGGAATGGAGAGAGATGATAAGAGGTCTATCGATCCATCAGTTAGTTATTTTTATAAGCCAGATAAAAATGATCCATCTAAATGTTGGATTACTACTGCTCCTAGAGCTACTAATTATATGTTTCAAGTAGATGTATGGACTGAAACTAGAGAGTCTTTTTATCAGATTTTAACTGCCTTTCAATTAGACTTTAATCCATATTCTTACCTTACTGATATATATTCTTTTGAAGATGAGACTCAAAAAACATTCTATATTCCTTATGCCAGAATGACTTTGAGTAGTTTTAATGACCAATCAAATTTTGTACCAGGAACAGATAGACGTGTAGTTAGAGGGACTTTAAATATAACAGTAGAGGGATTTCTAACTCAGCCACCTAAAAATGTGCCTTATGTTTTTAACACTACATTTTCTCTTGCTGTAAATAAAGCTAGTTTACCAGCAATTCAAACCATTAAATCTTTAACTTCCTCTAATACATTAGTAACAGAATCAGAATCAGAAATTACAGGAGCACTATCTTTGCTAGGCACATCGTTAACTTCAGGAGTATCAAGTGTATTTGGTAGAACTGGTGCTGTTACTTCAGTTACTGGTGATTATACTACTGATCAAATTACTACAGATAGTATAGCAGGAGTAGCAGCCCCTGGAGATACTTTAGATGTAGCCTTAACTAATTTGGCGGAAATAGCTACTACTAATTCATTTACTATAAAGTTAGCACAGACTATGCCTTCAGGTTCTGTGTTTACTATAATTAATAACCAAGCTTATCAAGTTACTTCTTTAAGCTCAATCTTACCAAGTATAGTAGGAGTAACCTTAGAGGAGGGTGTAGCAGGAGCCAATGTAACTGCTGGAAGAAATCTTAATATATCCTATACAGTTACTACAATCCCCTGGATCACTGATGCTTATGTATATCTCTCTCAAACTGGCGGTATAACTACTACAGTTCCAAGTCCAGAAGCTGGTGATAAGTACTCTATTATAATTGGTAGAGTGTTGGCAGGTACTACTTCTTTAATTTTTAATCCCATGTCTCCTATGAAGCTATTCTAATTATGCCAACTACTTTACTTAAACCCTCCATAGAAAATATACCCGAAATTACAGATGTAAGTATTCGTACATTAAGAGACTCAAATATACTTACTGTAACTACTACTACCTTTATAGTAGATTGTTCAATATCTGATTATATTAGACTAAATTTAATGTCAGATACTGTTATAATTTTTTCTAATGCTAATAAAGAAGGCCAGCAAATTACTTTAGCATTATATCAAGCAGATAGTATAGTTCATAATGTATCATTTGATTCCTCAGTTAGGTTAGGAACTGATATTTTTTCATTTCCTACCTTATCAACTACTATTGGTTTATTAGATAGATTTATTTTTATTTATGACAGTATAGCAAACACATATGATTTTATTGGTTACGCACGAGGATATTAATTAAGTATAGAACTGAATTAATTTTAAGGATTATAAACTATGACTTTTACAATTACCACCGCGACTAAAAACACACTTCTTAACCAGATTACTACTGCTATTGGTTCTGGTGCCAATGTAATCATCTATTCTGGCACAGCACCTACAAATGCTGATGCTTCTTTAAGTGGAAATACAGTATTAGGTACCCTTCCATGTTCTTCTACTTTTGCTCCAGCTGCTTCAGGAGGAGTTTTAACAGCTAATGCCATCACACAAGAAAATGCTACCGCAACCGGAACGGCTCAATTTTATAGAATACTCACTAGTGGTTCCGTAGTTATTTGCCAGGGCTCAGTAGGAACTTCAGGAACTGATATGGTACTTAACACTACAGCCCTAGTTTCTTCCGGACCAATTTTAATCTCGTCCTTTACGGTCAGTATGTAGCGTAAGAGTTAATTAAGGGCTATTGTTAACTAGAATATTCCCTCCATATCACAATTAAATGTCTTAATTGAATATGGGGGGAATTTTTATGTTATTGGTTATTTAGAATTAAATGTATATTAGGGATTTAATGTGGCTCAACTTTTTACTGATAATGCTTTTACTACTTTGGCATCTAACGTAGCTATAGGAGACACTGCAATAAATATAACAAGTAGTTCAAGCTTTCCGGTAATATCTACTGTGGGTGATTATTTTTACGCAACTTTGGCTAATGGTTCCCCAGGAAGTATTTGGGAAATAGTTAAAGTTACAGCCACTTCTGGAACATCTTTTACTGTAGTTAGAGCCCAAGATAACACGGTTGCTCAAGCATGGGGTTCTACCACTTCAGTATTTGAAGTTCGTATGACAGCACAAGCATTAAGAGATATAACAATATTAGCTAATCAATACAGTGTAGCAATGTCTATAGCACTAAGTTAAGGATTTATTAATGAAAATACTAATAGGCCATGATGTTCAAAATGGAATGACTTTTGGAAACTATTTATTTAATCCAAGTACAAATCAAATAACTTTTTTAAATCTGTCTATTAATTTAGCAGATGAACAACTTCTTTTAATTACTGATACAACTGCTGGAATTATTTTATATAATTTTGCTAATGTAGCTTTACAGGGAAATATTTCTAATAACGTTCTAACATTGGCCTATAATTGTTCAGCTTTATCATCTACAGACACATTACAAATTTATGTAGATGTTCCAACTACTACACATTTAGATACAGCAAGCGCCATAGATGCTGATTTACATTTATTGCTTCAAAAAATGTGTGACCTTCTAGAACCATTATCTACTCAAGATAATGCTCAAAGACAGAGAGTTACAGTAGATTCAATTACTGCTGGTCAAACTATTACTACTGTAGGTACTGTATCCACAATTACTGGAGGTACTATTACAACAATTACAAATGCTGTTCCAGTAGGTAACGTAGCCACTATTGGAGGAGGAAACCCTGAGTGGCAGATGATAGATATGGCAAGAACTGCTTATAATACTGGAATACGTTCTCAATTAATTTTTGGAAATTAAGGATAAAAAATGACTAGTTTAGTAAATACTCTACGTAAACAGGTGGACATTCCTATTTGGGAATGGTTGCGATTTTCACCTATTGCCTCAGCAGTTCCTTCAGCTACTTGTTGTGCTAATAACTCTTTGTATAATCAAACTCATGGTAGATATCTTTATTTTTTGATAACAGCTGCTAACTTTTGGAGGTATGATACATGGTCTGATACATATGAGCAATTACAAACTCCTCCAATTGCTCCAGCTACTTGGGCAGATATAGAATTTGACCAAACTCAAGCCATAGAGGGTTTAGTATTAGCTGCTACATCCAATACAATAACTATTCCAGCATATTCTTCAAAAGCTTTATTGGGATATGATATTAAAATAATAGGCGGAACTGGAATGGGACAGAGAAAGCTCATAACAGATGTAGCAGAACCTATGACTTTCGATACTGGCGTAGTTACTGGAGTAAATAACGTATTAGGCTCCTTAACTATAACAGATTCTACAAAAGCTTGGACTGTAAATCAATGGGCAGGATACCAGGTAAGAATTAGTTATGGAACTGGTATAGGTCAAGTTAGACTAATTCTTTATAACTCTGCTACTGTATTAACTTTGGGTGACTCTACACTCTCTGCTCAAAATGTATGGTGTAATCCAAATATAACTTCTCCAGCTATTGTAGCTACAGCTGGTTCACAGTCTATTTACACTATTGAAGCATCTGTCGTTACTGTAGATAGCAATTGGTTAACTACTCCTGATATTACTTCACAATATCGTGTAGAATCTGGAGTTATATCCTTAGCTTCCAGTGCTGCAGCTCAACCATTCTACACAGCTCAATATTACAATATAGTATCTGATACTTGGTATATAAAAACTGCTGTAACGCTTAATTTACCAGGAGTAGCTAGTGATGGCTCATTGGACCACTCTGGTTCAGCAGCAACCGTATGGGCAAGAGGAACTAGTAGCGCAGTGGGAACTACTACTACTTTAATAGATTCTACTCATACTTGGGCCATTAATCAATTTGTTGGAAATCAGGTTTATTTTTTTAGTGGAACTGGTGAGGGTCAGATAGCAAAAATAGCCTCTAACACTACCACTACTTTAACTTTTGCTGCTGTAACTACTGCTCCAGACACAACTACAAATTATGTAATTGAGGGGTATGATTGTGGGACAGTTACTACTGGATCGGCTTCAAGTATTATAGATTCTTCCAAAGCATGGCCAGTAAATAGATTTGCTAACTTTATGGTAAAGATTTTATTTGGTACTGGTAAGGGACAATTCACACAGATAGCCTCTAACACAGCTACCACTTTAACCTTAGTTAAATCCTTTTCTGTAGCCACTGACACTACCTCTGTATATACTATTATACCAGATAGTGAGAAAACTTATTGTATGGCTGGCGGAACTGCTGGTGCTATGATTTATAATTACTCTGATGATTTACCTACCTTTGGAAGATGGCAGGATTCTGGAATAGCCTGTAATGCTGTGGTTCTATATAGTTCTTTAAGACCAATTGGAATTGCGTCAGCCACTCATGCTACTACAACAGCTACAATAACTACTTCATTTCCTCATTGTCTTAAAGTTGGAATGTCAGTAACAGTTAAGGGAATGACAGATTCCAACTATAACACCACAGCTACTATTTTAACTGTGCCATCTACTACTTCATTTACTTATACTATGGCTGGAACTCCTGCTGCTGACACTTTAGCTGGTTCTCAATCTACTAGTACTTTGTGTGATGAAACTAAAGCTTGGATAGTAAACCAATGGGCTGGGTATATTTGTTATTCTACTGTAAGTGCCGTAACAGCCGCTACAGGGTTAGCTACTGGTCAGGCTTTTCAGATAGCCTCTAACACAGCTACCACTTTAACCTTTGTAACTACTGGAACAACTCCCATAACAGGTGTATCAAGATATATAATTACTCCTAGACTATCTCCAGGAATGTTAGATAATGGATTAGCTACAGGAACACAATCAACAGTTTTAATTACTGATACAAACAAGTCAGGAACTTTTACAGGTTCAATGTCTTCAGGAAGTACTACCTTAACAGTATCTACAGCTCCAGCAGGCTATTTATCTTCTGGTGGCATCACATCTATCACAGGAACCTCTATTCCAGCTGGGGCAGTTATTATAAATCAACTTACTTCTACAGCTACTGGAGGAGTTTTAGGAAGCACTGGAACTTATCAATTATCCATGGCTTCAACAGCAGTTATTTCAGCAGCTACTATAAGTTATGCTTGGGTTGTGAACGGTTTAGCTGGTAGAAAAGTAAAAATAATAGCCGGCCCAGGACAAGGAACTACTTCAGAAGTATCTATAACTTCTAATACGGCCAATGCTTTAACTGTAGGAACCTTAGGAACCTCTGCTACAACTGCTGCTTCTTCTTATATTATTTTTCAACAGACAGCAAGAGGCACTGGTATAGATTTACAGGGAATTTTTGGTTTAAGCACTCCAACTGGTTATCCAGGTTCTTCTCCAAACTCAGGAAAATATTGGGTTATAGCTAGAGGTGGTGGTGCTGTTGGTTTTGATAAATTAGATATTACTACTGATACTTTTTATGCTATGCCCACTACACCACAAACAGAAACTTTATCTACTGGTAGTATGTATGCTTATGATGGTCAGAACAGAATCTATTTTACAAAAGAAGCCACTCAAAGAATGTATTATATTGATTTAAATACAAATACAATACATGGTGCTGGTATGTATCCTTATGCTGCTCCTGCTGCTTTGCTTGGAAATAGAATGGAAATTTTCTCAACTATGGATGGTTTGAGATATCTTTGGATTAATCGTGAAACTAACTTGGAAAATTTCAGACAATTATTATTTTATTAGGATTTAGGGATGGTATAGAATTGAATGTAGACTACTAGGAAAGGTTTGTAATGGCTTCTGGTTCCTTTAATAGTTCTGCGTTCAATTCTTCAGCTTTCAATACTGCTTCAACATCAGAAGCACCTTCAAATTCCGTAGCTATTAATACAAGTCCTTTAAATTCTTTTACTCTTAATGGAGGTATTTCTAATGCTTCCTCTATTGTCTCTGAAACTTCTACCAATACCTTAACTTATACATCTAGTAGTTCTGGTAGTATAATAGACTTTATCAGTAATTCAAATAATACTTTATTATATACTTCTAATAGTTCTGGAAATGTAATAGATTTTACTGGGACTTCAAGTAATACTCTGCTATACACTTCTTCTAGTTCCGTAAATGTGATAGATACTGTAGGAACCTCTAATAACACTCTACTTTATACTTCTAGTAGTTCTGGTAGTATAATAGACTTTATAGGAACTTCTGCTAATACTTTATTATATACTTCGACTAGTAATGGAGTTCTTGTAACTTCGGGAACAGCAAATAATACTTTATTATATTCTTCTTCTAGCCTTGGAGAAGTAATAACAGTAGGTAGTTCTTCTAATACTTTATTATATTCCTCCGCTTCATCCGGACTTGTATCAGATTTTATTGGGACCTCTACTAATACCTTAACTTATACATCTAATGGTTTAGGAAATGTAGTAGATTTTATAGGAACATCAACTAATAATTTATTATATACTTCAAATTCTGTAGGTAATAGCACAGACTTTATAGGTAATTCAGCTAACTTACTATCTTACTACTCAGTATCGTCTGGACAAGTTATAACTGCAGGAACTTCTAGTAATACTTTATTATATACTTCTACAGCTTCTGGAAATATAATAGATATAATAGGAAACTCTAATAATGCTTTAAGTTATTCCTCTAATTCTATTGGTAATATAATAAATTTTGTTAGTATTTCTAATAATACGTTAGCTTACTCTTCTAATTCTACCAGTAATGTAGTAGATTTCTTAGGAACCTCTCAGAATACTTTACTTTATTCTTCCACTTCTAGTGGTACAGTATTAGATATAGTAGGTTCTTCTAATAATATTTTAACTTATTTTTCTAGTTCTTCTGCTAAGGTAGTAGATTTTGTAGGTATTTCTAATAATACTTTATCATATTCCTCTAGTTCTATTGGTGGATTGGTTGTCTCTGGAAGTTCTACAAATACCTTATTATATACTTCTTCCTCTAGTGGTATTTCTGGAGCTAATTATGCTACTTCTCAGAATATTTTAAATTATACTTCAAATTCTTATGGTATAGTGGGGATAGTAGGTAGTTCTTCTAATAATCTATCATATAATTCAGCTAGTTCTGGAACAGTAATAGACTTTATCGGAATATCTAATAATACTTTATCATATTCTTCAAGTTCCTCTGTTAAGGTAGTAGATTTTATAGGAACATCAACTAATAATTTATTGTATACTTCCAGTTCTGTTGGTAGTATAATAAATACAGTAGGAACTTCAAGTAATATATTAAGTTATTCTTCTGCTTCTATTGGTAATGTAATAGATTTTATAGGAATATCTTCTAATACTTTATCATATTCTTCAAATTCTATTGGTAATATAATAGATATAATAGGAATCTCTCAGAATACTTTAATTTATTCTTCTATGGCTATTGGAGCACAAGGAGAAATAGGAACTTCTAATAATATTCTAAATTATTCGTCAGTTGCTTATGCTGCTTTTATAGTAAAGGCTACTTCTAGTAATGCTTTATTATATACTTCTAATTCTATTGGTAATATAATAAATACAATAGGAACATCAAGTAATATTTTAAACTATTCTTCTATGGCTATTGGAGCACATGGAGTAACTGGAAATAGTAATCAGAGCCTTTCATTTACTTCAACTTCACAGGCTCATGTAATAGATTATATAATTATAAGTAATAATTTATTAAATATTACTAGTAGTATAATAGGTAATGAAGGGGCATCAGGAACTTCTAATAATACTTTATTAATATCTTCCTCAAGTATAGTAAATGTGGTAGATTATATTGGAGATGTAGTAGAAAATCTTATAATCTCCAATGCTGTTCAAGGAGGGCATGGAGTATCAGCAGAAAGTTCCCAAACTCTTTATTATACTTCTAATGCTACTTGTGGAATTGGAGAATCTGGATATTCAGAAAATACTTTAATTTTTACAGAATCTTCACAAGGCAAGACAGTAATGAATCCACAACAACGTGCTATGTTCTTTGGTGTTAATTAAGTCTAAGGAAATTAAATTAGATGGCTCAACAACTTTTTTCAAATAATGCTAGCACAACTTTAAATGGTGCTATAACAAATAGTGCCACAAGTTTATCAGTATCTTCTACTACTAATTTTCCAGTAATTTCTACTGCTGGAAATTATTTTTATATGACTATAACTGATAATATATCTAATTGGGAAGTAGTTCAAGTAACAGCAACTAGTGGATTAACTTTTACAGTAGTCAGAGGACAGGATAATACTACAGCTTTAGCATGGGCTAATGGAGCAATAATAGAAGTCAGACCAGTTGCTCAAGGGTTAAGAGATATAGTTTCAAACTCTGTTAGTTATACTGACCTTATTTCTAGTGCTGCTGGATTAGCTGCTTCTACGACTATTTCTCAAGGCCAGGGACTTGTAGGATTTAATTCAACATTATCTTATCCCCTTGGAACATTGCCAGGAGATTTATCAGATACAACTAATATAATAAACG